TGGTGGCGTTCTCCTTAGCGTGAGCCTTCGCGTCCGCCTGCGTGCCAGTCCAGACACCATCGGGTGACAGGTATAACCTCACGCCACTTCTCCCATCAGCTGACCGACAGAGCCGATCAGATACTGGTCAGCGTTGCGGCAGTAGAGGGTCATTCCCTTCGCTGACACGCCATACGTGAAACTGTGGTATGCCCAGCGACCGTGCTTTGTTTTTGAAAAGCGGGCCACGACAGCATCGGTACTGTCGAAGATGGTGATGTGGTCAGGCGTCTCCACCTGAATGAAGTCTGCTTCCATGTTTTTCTCCTTTGCCTGTCTCATCAGTGGCGGGAGGCAATCTCCGCCAGACCCCCGAAGGGGTTTCGACTTAGCGTGGGTAGGTGTCCTCCATCTTGGTGACGTAGTGGACGGGGCGTTCATATCGCCCAGCATAGTCACGGGTCACGCTGATCCAGCGGCCACATGAGGCGAGGCCGACCGTGTCTCCGTAGTTTATGTTTACCCCTAAGGGCCACATTTCTGTCAGCGCCTCGCTATCAAGGGCTTCGTTCAGGGTGGGGAACCAGTTTTGCATTGTCGCCTCCTATGCGGTGATGATGCCCTGCTCGATCAGGGCCTGAGCGGTGCGGCCAAACCAGCCCTGCAGCTGGTAGGCGGTGCCGGTGTCGTGCAGCAGCTGCCACGCCTCGATCTGGGTGGCCTCGTCTGCCTCATCCACGCCTTCGGCAATCATGGTGGCGGTGAAGATATCCATACTCACTTCTCCTTGGTTTCGGCGCGGTAAAGCGCCCAGAGGATCGAACCCCAGATGATGGCGTTGCAGACCCAGAACATTGGTTGAACGTGGTACATGCTGCCCCCTTACTCGTCGTAGAACACTAGATCGAAGTTGTAGTAGGGCTCAGCGAAGACCCCGACCTGACACAGCGCCTCGCTGGCGACGATGCCCCATGCGTAGGGTCCAGCCTCGTACGAGACGTGCCAGCCGCCATGTGCTGGCCGGACAAAGCATTCGATCTCAGCCTTGTGGCCGGTGTCCTCAGCGTACTTGCAGAGGGCGTTGTAGGCGGCATGTGCACGGGTCTTTGCGGTGTCCTTCCCGAAGGCTGCTCGAGCCACTCGCTCAGCCAGATCGGCAGCACCGTCACCGTAGTAGTGGCCCTCGTTTCGGCGGGCGTAGTCCAGATTGATTTCCATCGTTTTATCCTTCCTTGGCTCAGTCGTCTTCTTCATCGATGTCGCGGTGGCTCAGGACCAGATCACCAACGTGGTTCCCGTTGATGTCGTAAATTGTCCATTCAGCGCCTGCATCCACGCCGCCACGCTGCTCGAGGCGATTAGCCAGAACACGTAAGATGCGGGCGATCTCTGGTCCGCGATCTTCGCCATCGAATGCGGCGTTGTCGGTATCAAACTTGATGCTGATCATGTGCCTTCTCCTTGACCTGTCTCATCAGTGGCAGGTGGTCAGTCCGTGCCAGACGGGCCGAAGCCCGTTTCGACTATGCAGATGCTTCTTCGAGGTAGGTGTAGACGCTGTCGAAATCGATGCTCTCGAGGTCGTCGATGGCGTAGGCCAGATTGTCGATGGCCTCCTGCATCACTCCGCCTCTCTCTCCATCCTGAAAGCTTTCTGGCAGTGCATCGAATGCGTCCTGCTCTGCGTCCATCACGTCCGAGATCATCGAGCGTGCATCCTCGAGCTTTCCGAAGGCCTCTTCGATCAGCTTCCGCGCTTCCTCGATCTGCTTGCGGCGTTCCTTGTTCATGTGCTGTCTCCCTACGGTTATGCGACTTTGGCGATAACGCCGTCGCGCATCGTGACGTTTGCGAAGAACTCGCGGCCCTTGATGCCGGTGATCGATGGCCGGTTCGAGCCGGTGAGCACGCCGTCGCGGCGATACTCAGGACCGAAGATCGAGGTCTCTTCGTAGCGGAGGGGCTGGCCGACAGCTGCAGCCAGTTCCTTCTTCGATGCGTAGTGGAAAATCATCATCGTCCTATCTCCATGTGTTTCGCCCTGCCTTGGGCCATGCCCGCTGCATTGCACAGGGGCCTCGTCAGAGTCGCGGCATCAGCGACTGACACATGGTGTATTCACGATGAGAAAGAGCAGGAGAGCAGCGGAGCCATCGCGGCGGGCTGATCCGATGAGCCTGAAAATAGTTCCTCAATCTGATGCGTCAACCCCCCTCAGAAAATATTTTTTCATCGCCCCGCATAAACAACCCAGTGAGGATCGGAAAATCGCGGGCATCCTTGTGATTTCATGTCGCAATACCTGCCCACAGCTGGTATGAACGCATCGTGTTTTGACCATCCATCGCAGGACTGTTGCCCGTGGACTATTCGCTGCTCGACCATCGCCTCGGACGCATTGAGGATGAGATCAAAGTGATCGCAGACGCCTTGCAGCATCTGACACGGGTGGATGAGCGGTTGAAGCAGCACCGGCAGTCAATCGAGGATCACGAAGAGCGGCTGCGCTTGCTCGAGGCTGGTGGGCAGAAGGCCAAGGGATCACTGGCGACGTTCGAGCGGGTGGGCTGGCTGGTCGTGACGGTTGGGTTGGCACTGCTCCAGCTGTTCAAGTGAGCCCCAAAAAATCGGCGGGAAAAAACCCAGAGGGCAGCGACCCCTGCTCCCGCTATAGGGAGAGAGACAGACAGACATGGAATGGAAGACAGCTGACGCCCTGCTAGAGGGAGAAGAGCCAGACGAGCTCTACACGTTTCTCCGCGCCGCAGGTATCGCCTTCAACATGAGCGTGGAACAGGTGATGGCGAACACCACCTTCGAGCCCACAGAGGGTGAAGGCTCCCCCAAAAATTCGGCGGAAAAAACCTAAGGGGCGGCGATCCCATCCTCTCAACCTGTAAGGGAGACATAGAGAGGGAGAGAGACTATAGGGAGAGAGGGAATAGACCACTGACATGAGAGTGACAGACCAATGAAGAAAGACCTGAGCCCCGCAGCCAAGGGAAAGGTGATGGCCTCTGAGGACGCCGACTACATCACCCCGAAGCAGCAAGCCTTCATCGAGTTCTACGTAGCCAATGGAGGCAACGGACGTCAGGCAGCACTGCAGGCTGGTTATGCAGAAAAAAGCGCCCACGTGACCGCCTGTGAGCTCCTCAAGATGGAGAAGATCAAGAAGCGGCTCGAACCTACTAAGGATAAGCAAAACGAGCGTGTCGGCTTGGATGCTGACTGGATCATCACTCGGCTGATGAACGAGGCCACCAATGCACCCAGCGACGCCACCCGAGTCCGCGCCCTCGAGCTTCTGGGCAAGCAGCAGGGCATCTTCGCGCCTGACAAGAAGGAACTGACGGTCAACCAAGGTGGCGACTTCCTCGCGAACCTCGACCTTGATGAGGATGAAGGCGAAACAGCCCACTGATGTGAGCACAACCTTTCAGAGGTTGTGTGCATAACGGCAGGAAAGCTGACCCCGACCCTCCTACTTCTGACCCCCTCCCTTTTGGCGGGGGTTTTTTTCTGGGGTTTTTCTGAGGCCTTTTGCGCGGAGCCAGAGAGAGCGTGCGACAGGGGGCATGGGCAGCGTCAGCGACCCGCGTGTGGGGTGGGGTAGGGGGTAGGGGGTACACGTGGTGTGGCGACCCCGGCCTCGCCTGTGCGGTTCCATAAGGCCTATCTAATCCTATAGGGCAGGGTTTAGCAGTCGACCCTAATCCCCCCACCCATTCCTAATCGAGGGGGGTATCAACTTTGAGGTAGTCGACCCCAAAAAAATATAAATGCTATTTCATGGACCCTCAATAACGGATATGTGAAAGAAGACTCATGGGTTGATGTGGCTGCAGAATTCGTTAGAGCTACGCGAATGAAAGAATATCTCTACGGTCTCGAGTTCACGCTTAACGGCATGTGGCGCATCCATGCTGCTCTCAGCACGAACTGCTTCAATCTTGGCGTCGAGTTCTACGACGATGCCTTTCGGATCAACCTTGGTCCGCTCTGCGTGATCTTCGGGAGGCACCGCATTGACTAGCACCGGCATCATCCTCGCTCTCATCGGTCTTTCCATCATCGGCGTGATTGTTTGGGGTATCCGCGAAATCGACAAAATTGATATCGACCTCGACGGGGATGACGAATGAAGAAGGACTCGCGTCTCGAGCGCGCTGGCGTCTCTGGCTACAACAAGCCGAAGGCCACGCCGTCACATCCGACAAAGTCTCACGTGGTGGTGGCGAAGGAAGGCGACACCGTGAAGACGATCCGTTTCGGCCAGCAGGGCGTTAAGGGTTCGCCGGATGGCAGCAAGCGGAACGAGGCATTCAAGGCGCGCCACGCCAAGAACATCGCGAAGGGCAAGCTGTCCGCTGCGTACTGGGCGGACAAGGTTAAGTGGTAAGGCCGGTCACTCACTACATCGCGCAGCAGGCCCGCACCATCATCCAGTCTGCTGTGGCGGGTGACGGCGAAGCAGCCGCCGAGGCAGCGGCTGACATCTACAACACCGGATTCTCTGCTGGCGCAGGTTGGGGTGAGCGCAAGCGGTACGAAGAGATCGTCGCTTGGCTGGATGACTACGACCCCGAAATGTCTGAGGCGCTACAGCGTCGCTTCGCGGGTTGAGCACACATCCGATTTGAACTATGTGGCGGCGAGAAAGAGGTGCTCCATGAAGAAGACGATGCCGTGGGACAAGCCGAGCCCAAAGAAGGACTCGAAGCCACTATCTCCCGCGCAGAAGGCTAAGGCCAAGGCTGCTGCGAAGAAGGCAGGGCGTCCCTACCCGAACCTCGTCGACAACATGTCGGCGGCACGAAAGAAGGGGAAGAAGTGCTGAGATGATCATGAGCCCGCCGTGGCTGCTTCGAGCGCAGTCCTACGTCGGAACTAAGGAAGTTCCCGGCCCCAAGTCCCACTCCGCCATCATCATCGGTTGGCTACGCGATCTGAACGCGTGGTGGTCTGAGGATGAGACCCCTTGGTGCGGCACGTTCGTTGCCCACTGCATTAAGGCGTCTGGCTTACCCATTCCAAAGCTGTGGTTCCGCGCCAAGGAGTGGGCCAACTATGGCTCGCACCTGCGTCGTGATCGCCTTGCTCCCGGCGCGATCCTCGTCTTCCTCCGCGAGGGCGGTGGTCACGTAGGCTTCTACGCTGGCGAGGACGACACCCACTACCACGTACTCGGCGGCAACCAGTCGAATGGAGTCAACGTCATGCGCCTTGCGAAGGCGCGCCTTCTCGAGGCTCGTTGGCCGAAGGGCGTCCCAGTTCTCGGCGGACCCAACCTCCTTGCCGCCAATGGCGCAAAGACCTCGAGTAACGAAGCATGAAGATGCCGACACTCAAGCAGCTGTTCTCCCTCTGCCTTCTCGGCGGGGGGATTGCGCTGTCCGCATTTAGTGTCTGGCTGGTCCTGATCGTCTGGAAGGGCGGATGGGATGTGGCGAACCAGCCGCAGCAGCTTGAGATTCTCGGCTGGGCTTTGCTTGGTGGTTTGACTGGCGTCGCCATCACGCTTATCTCGATTGCTGTTGGCGGTCCTCTGCGCGCACTCAAAGGTGAGGCTGGGCCGGTGAAGCTCGAGGTTGAAGGTGACTAAATGGTTGAGGTGCTGCAACTGATATGGCGCTACCGCCGGTACGTCGCATACGCCGTCCTGAGTCTGATCATCGGCTGGCTATACGTGGCAAACAGCGGCCTCCGCGCCGATCTCGCGAACGCGAAGCTCAAGAATGTCGAGCTCCAGTCTGTGATCGACCTGAACAACCAGACACTGATGCAGATGTCGGCGTGGTCCGAGCGGCGGGCGAAGGAAGCAGCTGCAGCCCTGAAGGCCGCAGAGGCTACCGCGAATGGGCATTCATCGAAGGCTTCTCAAATCCTGATGGCGAAGCCGAAGTCGAATGACGAGTGTGTCGCTGCTCTCGATCTCCTGAAGGAGTACCAGCGGTGAAGAAGCTTGTTGTCCTTTCCGCGATTTTTTTGGGGGCGTGCGCTGGTCAGAAGACCATCACCGTGAAGGTGCCCATCGCCGTTCCTTGCAAGACTCCTCAGATTGAGGAGCCCGTGTACCCGAAGGCGTCCGCTGATGCTGGCATCTTCGAGCGGGTGAAGGTGATCCTCGCAGAGCTCGAGCTCCGCAAGGGTTACGAGGCAAAACTCATGGCCGCTGCGGCTAGTTGTGGAGAGGCGAATTGACTGAATCACTGAAGGTAACGGAAACAGAGAGCGCGGCTGTCGCAACGGCACCACGCGTCACTCTGGAGAGCATGGAAGCAAAGATCACGAAGATCGACTATCTGTATCACAAGCATCTGACCATTTGCGTCATTGAGATGCAAAACGGGTTCTTTGTCGTTGGCGAGAGTGCTCCAGCCAGCGTCGCCAATTTCAACGCAGAACTTGGCCGAAAGTTTGCGTATGAAAATGCCATTCGGCAGCTATGGAAACTTGAGGGCTACGCCCTCCGTGAAACTCTCTCAAAAGGTGCAATCTAATGAAGAAGTCGATGCCGTGGATGGGTAAGGAATCCAAGAAGGAAGAGAAGATGGAGAAGAAGAAGGCTGGCTCGAAGGCCGCTTACGCCAAGGGCGAGAAGGCTGAGATGAAGCGCGCACCAAAGTCGCACGCGAAGAAGAAATAATAGGGGCGGGTGCAGAAGCCCTGTACCCGCTGCGGTGAAGAAAAACCGCTCGAGGAGTTCCGCTTCAATGCGGTAACTGGCCGCTACTCGTATGTCTGTATGACGTGCTGGGTGCCGGTCAGGCAGACACGCGAAATACACTCCTCAATGGAGAAGTATCTGGCGCAGAAGTTTCGGTACACGACCCCCCGCAAAGGTCACAGCCGAATGCGCCAGATACTTCCCTTCAATCTCACGCTCGATGACGTCACCAATGCCTATGAGGCGCAGGACGGTAAGTGTGCGGTTACCGGGATTGAGCTCACCCATGGCGAGCACACAAAGCACACGAATGCTTCCATCGACAGAATAGACCCAGAGCGCGGGTACGAGCCGAGCAACATCAGACTTGTATGTTCCATCGTTAATGTTATGCGGATGCGGCTTAGCGACGAAGAATTAGGCATATGGTCGCTGCGAATTGCTAGAGGTCTCGGGTTTTGCAAATAGAGCAGGTAGCCAAAAAGCTGCTGGGTGACTTCCCGCTGTACGCCAAGAACGTACTCCGGATCGTCAACAAGCAGGGTGAGGTGAGGCCGCTGAAACTAAATCGCGGCCAGATGATCCTGCATGAGACGCTCGAGAAGCAGCTGGCAGAGACCGGTCGCATTCGCGCACTCGTCATCAAGGGGCGTCAGATGGGCATCTCGACCTACGTCGAGGGGCGCTTCTTCTGGAAAACGACCAAGACCAAGAACGCCAACGCGTTCGTGCTCTCGCACCTTGCCGAGTCGACCACCGCCATCTTCCGCATGGTGCGGTTCTTTTACGACAACGTTGGGCACCCGATCTTTGCGCCGCCCCTGTCGAGCAGCACCACCACCACGATGATCTTTGATGGGCTGAACTCGCAGTACCGAATCGGTACCGCACGCTCAACGCAGATTGGTCGAGGCATGACCAACAAGTTCGTCCACGCGTCGGAAGCTGCGTTCTATCCCAATAGTGGCGAGATTGTGTCAGGCCTGCTGCAGTCCGTTCCGGCGGAAGGCAGTGAGGTGATCGTCGAATCGACGGCGAATGGTGCTGGTGGCTGGTTCTACGAGCAGGTCATGAAGGCGCTGCGTGGGGAGAGCGACTGGATCGTCGTCTTCATCCCATGGTTTTGGTTGCCCGAATATACAAAGAAAACCGACCCATACTTTACACGTTCGCCGGACGAGGAAAAACTTTCGGCACTTTTTGACTTGTCGGACGAGCAGCTGAACTGGCGGCGCTCGAAAATCGACGAGCTTGGTTCTGTCGACCTGTTCAAGCAAGAGTACCCCTGCACGCCAGAAGAGGCATTCCTGTTCTCTGGTCGCTGCTTCGTTGAGGAGGATTGCCTTCTCGACGCCGAGCGCGACTGCTACAAGCCAGTGATCGAGGGAAGCTTCAAGGACGGCATCGTCACAGAGCACGCGGATGGCACCTACAAGCAGTGGGTCAAGCGCATCGATCCGGATGAGCGGTACTGCATTGGCGTGGACGTGGCCGAGGGCCTTGCTCACGGCGACTATACCGTTGCACAGGTCATGGACAGCTTGGGTCGGCAGGTCGCAACGTGGCGCTTGCACATTGATCCGTACGAACTCGGTGATCAGCTGGCCGAACTGGGTAAGCGTTTCAATCGCGCCTACGTGGTGCCGGAACGAAACAACCACGGCCTCACGACAATTCGTCGTATGCAGGACATCGGGTACCCGAATCTTTATGTAGAGCAAACCGTCGACGATGCGTATGCAGATAGACACACGCGTCGCGCAGGTTTTTACACCAGCAGCAAGACGAAACCACTCATCATCGATAACCTCGCAGCCCTTTTGCGTAAGCGCGACAGTGGAATTGCAGACGTGGAACTTGTAAAAGAACTCCGCAGTTACGTGATCGATGACAAGGGAATCACTAATGCGAAGCAAGGTTGCTATGACGACCGAGTGATGTCATATGCACTAGCATTGTTTGGTCTTAACTCGATGCCTCGCAATCGAAGGAGTGGGGTTCAGGCAGAGAAGTACCAGCCTTTTGATGACGTGGTAGGTTATTGATGGTCGATTACGAACAGGACGTCGAAGACGACAACGGCGTTTCGGAAGAAGACGCTAAGATCGCCACGTCCGGCGGTGACATGGACCCTGAAGATTTTCAGGGGCTCGGCCCGCGCCTCCAGTCGCTGTTCCGCGAGTACAAGGATGCCCGCAAGGATAACGAGGACCAGTGGATTCTGAACCTGCGCCAGTATCTGGGGCAGTACGATCCGGACACCCTCGCCAAGATCAAGGGCGCTCGCTCTAAGATTTTCGTCGGCCTCACCCGCACTAAGGTGATGTCGGCCTTCTCGCGCATCGTCGACCTTTTGTTCCAGCCGGGGCAGGACTTCTGGTCGGTTGAGCCGACTCCGGTTCCTGAGCTCGACCCGATGGAAACCGCTGACATCATGAAGCGCGCCACCCAACAGGTGATGGAAGCTTCTGGTGCCATGGCTCCGACGCAGGTGATGGACATCATCAACCAGCGCAAGGACGAGCTCATTGCCGACGTCCGTCAGGAAGTGAACGAGCGCGCCGCCACTGCCGCCGAGGAAATGACCCTCACCATCCGTGACCAGCTGCTCGAGGCTAACGCCGAGCAGAAGATCAAGGAAGCAGTGATGGAGGCGTGCATCTTCGGAACTGGCTGCTTGAAGAGCGGCACCGTCCGAATCGACCGCTCAAAGCGGTGGAAGCGCCTTCTCAAGAACGGTGTTCAGGCGCACGTTCTGATGGTCAAGGAAGAGGTCCGTCCCGAGATTGAGTCGGTGTCGATCTTCGACATCTACCCCGATCCGTACGCCACCTCGAACGAAGACCTGCACGGCCTATTCCGTCGTCATGTCCTGACCCGTCGCCAGTTCCGCGAGCTCCGCGACCTCGACGGTTTTGACAATGACGCGATTGCAGACATCCTCGAGTACAGCCCGAACGGCAATTACGTTGAGGAAGACTACGAACGCATCCGTCGCGAAGTCGCCAACATCAAGGTGCAGAGCGGCCCGACCAATCGGTTCGAGGTGCTCGAGTACTGGGGCTCACTTAACGTCGCTGATCTCCGTGATGCTGGCATCGACGAAATGCCGGACGATGCTGATGATGGCGATGAGTTCGACGCCAACATCTGGATTTGCAATGGCCGCGTGATCCGCGCCATGCTGAACCCGATTCCGGACGGTCGCATCCCGTACAACTGCTTCCCGTACGAGCGGAACCCGCACCAGTTCTGGGGCACTGGCGTTCCCGCGATGATGCGTGACTCTCAGCAGACCATGAATGCTGCGACTCGCATCTTCATCGACAACATGGCGATCTCATCCGGCCCGATGGTCGAGATCAACTCGGACTTCCTTGAAGCCGGTGAGGACGCTCGCGACCTCCACCCGTGGAAGGTTTGGCTGCGTAGCGGCGGTGACCCGAACTCACCGATGGTCCGCTTCCACCAGCCGATTGCAAACGCCAACGGTCTGTCGACCATCATCGACATGTTCCGCAAGTTCGCGGACGAGACCACGTCGCTTCCGTCTTACACACATGGCGACACCGGTCAGTCGCTGAACAAGACCGCGACTGGTATGTCGATCCTCATGGGCAACGCGAACGTCGCTCTGAAGTCGACTCTCAAGAACATCGACGACTTCCTGACCATCCCGTTGGTTAAGTCGCTGTACAACTGGAACATGCAGTGGTCGGACAATGAGCGCCTGAAGGGCGATCTCAAGGTCAACGCTCGCGGTTCTACTTCGCTCATTCAGCGCGAGGTGCGCTCGCAGCGCCTCCTGCAGTTCCTGCAACTGATTAGCAATCCGGTTGACATGGCAATCACTAAGCGGCAACAGCTGCTTACTGAAATTGCGAAGAGCATGGATATCAACCCTGCTGAGGTCTTCAAGTCGGAGCGAGAGATTGCAGAAGAAGCACAGCAGCAAATGCTCGCGGCAAGCGGCGCAGGCGGTGGCATGGATGTCGGCCCAGCCCCAATGGGGGGTCTTGATGACCCATCTAACGGAGCGGCTGGAGGCTTGCCGGGACAGGTTGGAGACCGTGCCGGACCACAGATTTGATCAAGGGGTAGCGAGCGAACTTCGCTACATCCTTGGACTAGCAGATACGGCGCAAGCCGTGTTGAGAGCGGATCAGACCTCGAACATCGAGATACCCTGATCCAAATTTGAACCAGCGGACACTCCGTGCAGCGGACCCGCAACCATTGGTGTGTAAATGAAGGTAGACCCTGAGCAGCTTGAACGAGAAGCCGAAGAACTTTGGAAGCAGATGAACGCGCAGGATGCGGAACCGGAAGAGGCGGACAAGCCCGCTGAAGACACCGACACCCCGCAGGCGCATGAAGACGCTGAAAACACCCCCGCAGAGTCGGCGGAAACGGTGGAAGACGGTGATGACCAGACTTCGCAGGACGAGGATCGCGGCGATCCAGAGCCTGACGCCAGCGACGACGGTGAGCTTAAGAAGCAGCTGAAGATCGCTGAGGAGAGGGTCAAGAACGCTCAGGCGAGGATGACCAAGGCCACGCAAGAAGCCGCAGAACTGAAGCGCAGCGTCGCTTCTCTGCAGCAGACTGTGGCGGAACTTCAGTCCCAACTGGCGAGTGCGGCGACTCGACAGGATGAGGTTGACGATGAACTGGCGAAACTCTCTGAAGAGTACCCAGACATCGCGCAGCCACTCCTGAAGAAGCTGCAAAAGCTGGAAGAGACGGTCACTCAGTACCGAACGCAGATTGATACGGACCAGAGTCAGGAGAACCTTCGGGTTCATTTTGACACCATTCGTAAGTCGCACCCCGACATGGACGAGGTCGTCACGTCGGATGACTTTACTGGATGGCTCGAGCGTCAGTCGCCCTTGTGGCAGCGTGTTGCCGGTGAAGGCAGCGCAGCCGAGGTGGTTGAGCTTCTGGACCGATACAAAGAAGCAATTGGTGCTGCATCGCCGCAACAGCCGGTAAGCAATGTCGAACGGGCGCGGAAGGTAGCTGAACCTTCTCTCCCCAAGGCGCGCAAACCGGACCCGAACTCTGGCAAGCGAATCTGGTCGCGTGAGGAGATTCGGCGGATGTCTCTCGAGGACTTCGAGAAGCATCAGGCTGCAATCGACCAAGCGTATCTGGAGGGGCGAGTCAGGTAATCAAACTGTTGTGATAGAAGGTTTTTAACATGCCTGCATTCCCTACTGCTGGTGCTAACTCCGCTGCGAACTTCATCCCCGAGATTTTCTCGAAGAAGCTTCAGGCGAAGTTCTATGCATCGTCCGTCCTCCCGATGATCTCGAACACCGACTACGAAGGTGAGATCACCGGTCAGGGCAACAAGGTAAACATCCGCACGGTCCCGAATGTGACCGTCAGCAACTACACCGGCACGGTGAACTACGCTGACGTGACCACTCAGGTCATCGAGCTGATGATCGACAAGGCCAAGAGCTATGCGTTCAAGGTTGACGACATCCTGAAGGTTCAGGCTGACATCAACTTCCAGAACGAAGCCTCGAAGGACGCCGCTGAGCAAATGCGGATCGCCGTCGAAACGGACGTTCTCGGTAACATCACCACTGGTGCTACCACCGTTCTGGACAAGGCCTCGGTTTCTGCGTCGAACATCCTCGACCACATCCTCGAAGCTGGCCGCAAGCTGGACGAACTGAACATTCCGGAATCGGATCGTTTCGTCGTTCTCTCGCCGCTCTACATCGAGATGCTGAAGAAGACCGATCTGAAGCTCGCCTACCTGACCGGTGACGGCGTTTCGCCCATCCGCAACGGTAAGGTCGGCATGATCGACCGCTTCACCGTCTACCAGTCGAACCTCCTCGCCACTGGCGCTGGTGCGGACGCTGGCAAGACGCTGGCGCTGGCCGGTCACCCGAAGGCGACCTGCTTCGCATCGCAGTTCGTGAAGACGGAAACCGTCCGTCTGACCGATACCTTCGGTGACGGCGTGCGCGGTCTCAAGGTTTATGGCTACAAGGTTGTCGTTCCGGACGCCCTTGTGACCCTGAAGCTGAAGACCACGGCCTAATGGGTTTGAGGGGGGAGGAAACTCCCCCCTCGCTCTATTTTGGTGGGGACAGCGTCGGGGCCTGCGTATGGCCTATTGGAAGCTTCGCTGCCCCCTCCCAAACAGAGCATGAGGTGAATTGTGGAAGCCGCAAACATCGAGAAGATGGATAAGGACCAGCTTGAGGTGTACGCCCTCAAGACTTTTGGCGTCGAACTCGACAAGCGTCGCCGCCTGCCCGATCTCGTCGAGCAGGTGAAGGGTCTTCAGCGCATGAAGGGCAAGCCAGCCGAACCGACTGTGAAGAAGGAACGGAAGCCCAAGACCTGTCGCAATATCCGCACGGGCGTGGTATGGCCGTGGAATCCGATCTTCGAGGGCAATTCCGATCTCGAGATCACTGAGTGGGAATAATCTGAGATGGCGACGATCAAGGCCGTTGATCTGATCAATAAGGTAGCCGTCACGCTTCTCGATCCAACGTTTGTTCGTTGGACGCAGCAGGAGCTCCTGAGCTACCTCAACGACGCTCAGCGGCAGATCGTCATGTTTCGGCCTGACGCCAACACGGTGAACGCAACTCACACGTGTACCGCGTCGGCTAAGCAGACTCTGCCTGATGCGGCGCTACGTCTGGTCAATGTGATCCGCAACAAGGATGGTCGCGCAATCACCAAGGTGGACCGCGCCATTCTCGACGTGCAGCTGCCGACGTGGTTCGAGACCGCGATCACTGCAGATGGCGTCAAGCACTTCGTCCACGATCCGGCGGACCCCAAGGTCTTCTACGTTTTCCCGAAGCCGACGACCAACAACGAGGTTGAGATCGTCTACTCGACGTCGACGGCTGATATCGCGATCACGAACTTCACGTCTGACACTCAGGCAATCAAGCTCGATGACATCTACGCTAACGCGATCATGGACTACATGATCTACCGCGCCTATCAGAAGGACAGCGAGTACGCGAACCTCAGCCGTGCTGCCGCGTACTACCAGAGCTTCTTCCAGTCGATTGGCGTTAAGGCACAGATGGATGGTGCAATCGCGGCCAACATGGTCGCCCAGCAGCCGGGACGTACGCAGTGAAGTACAGCGACCTTTTCCTTTACGTCCTGAGCGAAGTGCCGGGATGCCCTGAGTTCACCGCCGAGCGGGCGATCCGCGACGCGTGCATCGACTTCTTTGGTCGCACTGACCTGTGGCGTGCAGACCCGCTGTCGCTCATTTGCCTTGCTGGCATCACCGACTACGAGCTCGAGTCACCGACCGGCACTGAACCAAACCACGTAAAGCAGGTGCTGCGTGCTGGCCGTCCGCTTGAACAGATGATGTTCGAGGATGCGTTCTCGCTCATTGAGCAGTCTGAGCGCAGTGCTCCGTCGTTCTGGACTCAGACCGACAATGGCACGCTGATGCTTGGCCCGAAGCCTGCGGCCAAGGAAACCCTCAAGGTTCTCTACACACTAAAGCCAACGACCTCGTCGACCTCGATCCCTGATACGCACGGACTCGAGTGGCGCGAAGTGCTTGTGAGCGGGGCTCTGTTCCGCCTTCAGATGATGGCTGGCTCACCGTGGGCAAATGGCGGCGGAGCTCAGGCCAACAACGCGATCTATGAAGATGGCGTAAAAGCCGCTATTAAGCGGGCGAAGTATGGGCATGGCGGCGCGTCCATGACCGTTCATTCTCGAGAGTTCATCTGATGGCCTATAGCGAAACGATCAACCTTGTTCAGGGTGACACCCTTCCGCAGCTGAAGATCACTCTTCGCGACCAGAACACTGCAGCGACCGGCAAGACGCTTGATCCGGAAGACCCGACTACGTGGGCTCCGCTCAACCTCGCTGGCGCGACCGTTCGCATGAAGATTCGCGAAGTGGGCGAGACCGAGATCAAGGACACCATCACCGGCATCGTGCTGGTGGCGGCTGACGGTATTGCGGCCTTTGTGTTCAACCCGAACACCCTCGACACCGCTGGCGTGTACGAGGCAGAGATCGAGTACCAGAGCCAGACCGGCTCCATCCAGACTGTGTACGACCTCATTAAGCTGCAGGTGCGCGAGCAGTTCTAATGAAGGCGTCGTCCGCCTTCGACAAAATCCGCGCATCCCTTGCTTATGCCAAGCTGAGGGCTGCAGCTGACGCTGCACTTCTTGCGGCCTCGGTTACAGCAAGCCGCCTTGCGGCAACCATCAGCGCGGCATCGCTCAAGGCCTCGACTTCATACACCAGCCTTGCAGCAACGGCGCGCTACAGTGCTCTCGCCGTCACGACCGCCCTCGGTGAGTTCGTCAAATTCTTCTACCTCCGCAACAGGGCATCAGTCACAGATGCCATGCGCCGCACGCTGTCTAAGCTTCGAGCGGATAGGGCAGGGGCGGCGGATCGCTCGAGCCGGTCGGTATCAAAAGCCCGTTTGGACGCCCCCAGTGCGACGGACCAGAGCTCGCGCAACCTCGGGAAGGCCAAGGCAGACACCGCAAGCGCAGAGGACGACTCGGCGCTCGACGTAGACAAGCCGCGTGCGGACTTCGCTGGGGCTGCTGATGATGTCGACTGGAAGACGCTCGGTCGCCTTCTATCGAATGCAACTAGCCCGTTCGATGCGATCTCGATCATCTCGACGTTCCGCCGATTCTTTGTGGATCAGGCGCACACCACGGATGAGCGGTCTAAAGCGGTCAGTAAGACTCGCTCAGACACCGCCAGCGCCGATGACGTCCCGCTTCGCACTTTCGGCAAGGGCGTTGCAGATGACGCCTCCGCGCTCGATGACAGCGTCCGCGACTTCCTAAAGGCACTTCGCGATAACGTCGTCCCGACTGATGACGTTGATGCCACCACGGTCGATGACGAGCAGAACATCAATCTGTCCCGCCTCCGCTCTGATCGAGCGGCCACTAATGATGTTCTAAGCCGCACGGTTGAATACCTTCGCTCACTGGCTGACGCTGCAACAACTGGCGACTCGCTTGAGCGCGTGTTCACTAAGGCGAAGCATGACGCCGCAGCAGTCGCAGACGAGAAGAGCATCGATTCGGATAAGGTTCGCTCAGACACCACTATGGTGTACGAGCAACTGGTTCACGCCATGTTCCGCCCGCGTGACTACGCTGACAGCGTATCTGGCGATGATCAGCACACCATCAACACCATCAAGTCGCCATTTGATGCAGCTGCTGCGGGTGACGCCAAGAGTATCGACTTTGTCAGCGGTCGAAGTGATAGCGCATTGGCTGCGGAGGACTTTAGTCGCACGGTTGAGTACATTCGCTCGACGTCTGACACGTCAGTTGCAAATGACCTTGCAGCCATCGCAACGAGTAAGAGATTCGCGGACGGTGCTGGCGCTTACGAAGCTGCGGCAAAGCATCTCATTCGCTCTGTTGTCGACTCGATTGTCGTAACCGACGAGCTCGAGACAGGCGCTCGTGGTAACTACGGGGCTCAGGATTACCCGTCCGTTGTCGACATCATTCTCACGTCGGTGTCGAAAACATTTGCAGAGCAAATCACGATCAGTGATGAGTCCTATTGGAGCATCAACAAAGCGCCAGCAGATGCACCAGTAGTGACGGAAATGCGCCAAAAAAGCGCAGAAAAAATGAAAGATGATGTTGTATCGACATACGAGTCTGGCTCTGTTAGAAGCCAGAACTACTGCGACATGGCGTACATCGCAGAGGACTACGTTGGCGTGTCCCGCGAAATTTGAGGTGGATAATGAACACTGTTGAAAAGTTGAATGCTACTGGTCGCCTGAACATCACGGTGTTCGACGCGGCGGGCAACGTTAAGGACGAAGCGACTGTAAAGAACCTCGTCGTTAATTCTGGTCTGGCCTTCATTGCGGCTCGCATGAAGGACGCCACTGCGAACGTAATGTCGCACATGGCTGTTGGCTCGGGCACGGCTGCTGCCGCTGGCGCGAACACTGCGCTTGGCACCGAGCTTGGTCGCGTGACCCTGACCAGCACCACTGTCACTGGCAACGAAGTTGCATACGTCGCGACCTTCGGTCCCGGCACCGGCACTGGCGCTGTCACCGAGGCTGGCATCTTCAACGCTGCTGAAAACGGCACCATGCTCTGCCGCACCGTGTTCCCTGTGGTGAACAAGGAAGCGACTGACACGATGTCGATTTCGTGGACTATCACCATCGGTGCTGGCGCGTAATGACGGCAGAGTTGACGCTCCGCTCTGAAAAGGGCGCACCTCTCACCAATCAGGAGGTTGATGACAACTTCCAGAATCTGAGTGATGCGATTGATGAGGTGTCTGCAAATATTGAGGGCGTCGCCGCTGATACGGCTTTGGTTCTGGCTATTGCACTGGGGTAGTTGATGGCGACGTTCATCAATGTGACGAAGCGGAATATCGGGGAGAACAACTACCCCGTGTACACCGTGCCAGCTGGTCAGAAGGCGATTCTGATCGGGTGCAACGTCGCCAACACCGCAAAGAACACTAACCCGTTTAGCCTCGCCGTGCTGACTGATCCGATGGCGAACGACACGGATGTTCACATCGTGAAGGATCATCGCCTTACCCCCGGCGAAAACTTCGAGGTCATGCGTGGCAACAAGCTTGTGCTGACTGCAGGACAGGTGGTAGTCGCTCGCTGTGGTATCGAAAACGGCGGCGACGTCATCCTCTCGCTACTTGTTGGGGTGCAGTAATGGGCGGTGTCTACGAGGGAACTGATCTAGCCGACAAGACATTCATCGGCTTCAAGGTTGACCCTGACACGGGTCGAGCTTCTGTGGAGATCATCAATGATGGCTCACTGGTTGTTCTGCCCGAGGCTGGCGTTACTCCGCCTCGCGGGTACAGAACGCACCTTTGGACACAGGACAAGCTCAACTTCGCCATCTCCAGCAACGGCCATCTTCGGGTAACTATCGTATGACGCAGATTATCGACCTCGGGAAACTTCGCTTTAACTATCGCGGTGACTATGACGCGACCGCTGAGTACGAACTCAACGACTGCGTAAAGTACAACGGTAGTGTGTACATCTACACGTCCGCCGCCTCTGCGGTGAATGCCGCTCCGACCGACACCACGCGCTGGCAGCGTATGCTTGAGGGTGCTGGCACCGCCACCAGCTCGCAGAACGTAATCTACGTCGCTCCGCACGGCACTGACGCAGCCGGTTATGGTTCGTCTCTCTCGAGCCCGTACAAGTCAATTCGCTATGCGTGCGAAAACGCTCAGCCGTACACCACGATCTTTGTTAAGACCGGCACGTACTCAGAGCAGCTTCCGATCACGGTTCCTGCAAATGTCGCGATTGTTGGCGATAACCAGCGCACCGTCATTGTCCAGCCGAAGGCTGGTGCAAGCGATGATCCGGCTGTCCCGAACGCGCAGGCCACCATGTGGATGCTGTCGAATGGTTCGATCCTAAACAAAATGACCTTCACCGGCATGACCGGTTGGGCGCAGAGCCAGACTACTCCCAACGACATCACCGCATCGACGGTTCGTGGCGTTGTTGCCTGTCTGAATCCGGCGTCGCCGGTCACCACCAAGTCGCCGTACATTCTTGAGTGCTCCGCTATTGGCACTGGCCTGATTGGTGCCCTTGTCGACGGCACGGTCCACACCAGTGGCGCGAAGTCGATGCTGTTCCATGGCTACACCGTGATCAGCGACAACGGCGTAGGCTACTGGGTGAAGGACGGTGCTCGCGCTGAGCTCGTCAGCTGCTTCACCTACTACTGCTACTTCGGCTATGCCACCAGCGGTGGCGGTGCAATCCGTGCGCTCAACGGCAACAACAGCTATGGCACGTGGGGCGCTGTCTCGCGTGGCTTCAATGCGTCGGAAACCCCAGTCACGGGCAATATCGTCGGCCAGCAGCTGAACTTCACCTATACCGGCGGCAACATCAATGCTGGCGACACCGTAACTGCAGCATCTGGTGGCACGGCAACCGTTACCAACGTCCAGACTGCAGCTGGCAAGGTCTACGTCAAGAATGCGACCGGCAACTTCACTGTCGGCAGCGCCCTGACGTTCACCAGCGGCGGCACCGGTACAGTCGCCACTGGCGCTCTCGAGAACCAGAAGGGCTTTGTCCTCGTTCTCACGAACCTGACCTCTGTCCCGAAGCCGGGTGCAAGCATCACTATTGCTGGCGACCCGATCTCGTACGTTGTGCAGAGCACGACTGGCAACTACGTCAATACGAGCAGCGAAATCGTCGTTGTCCTTGCTGGCGAAAAGGCCACTGGCAGCGCGCACAACGCTGGCGTGACCATTCGCTACAAGTTCTCGCAGATTCGCCTGACCGGCCACGACTTCCTCAGCATCGGCACTGGTGGCATGATCACCACGAACTATCCGTTCGAGCCGACCCAGCCGCCCGCGCAGGGTAACGAGATTGAGGAGCAATTCCCCGGTCGCGTGTTCTATGTGTCGACCGACCAAGACGGCAACTTCCGTGTTGGCGAGTACTTCAAGATCGATCAGGCCACCGGCAAGGCAACACTGAACGCCAGCGCCTTCGACCTGTCGGGCCTGTCGTCGCTGCGACTCGGTTCGATTGGTGCCCAGCTTGGTGAGCAGATCAACGAGTTCTCGTCCGACGCCACGATGTCGGGTAACTCGAACCTCGCTGTCCCGACCGAGTACGCCGTCAAGTCGTACGTCGATTCGCGCTTTGACATCATCATTGGCCCGAGCACGCTGACGGGCAACACCTCTGCGCCACCTCCCGCGACCCAGTATCGCGCACTGTTCCGTGGCGGCACTGGTCGCATCGATTGGGCGGTGATTGGCGGCCCTCCGTGCACGATTGACTCGAATGGTGTTCTGACGTTCCTTCAGACGCTGTCTGCTGGCACGTATAACTTCACTGTCCGCGCCATCAGCGGAACGCTCACCGTCAACCAGTCTGTGTCTCTGACTGTTGCAGCAGACATGCCTGTCTTCAGCAGTGCATCGCTCCCGACGCAGGTTGCCCCAGCAGCGGCGTTTTCATCGACCGTCACGCAGGCGACTGCCGCATCTGGCACGACCACACACACTGTTGTCAGTGGATCGCTCCCTAGTTGGGCAACACTTTCGACCACTGGTGTCTTGAGTGGTACTGCACCTGCTCAGAGCACTACGCTGAACACCTTCATCTTCACTGTGCGCGCAACCAACGGCACGCGCATCGTTGAGAAGACGTTCGTGTGGTCGCACTACTACTTCCTTATTCAGGGTCAGACCGCATATACGACCCCCGGCACGTACAGCTGGGTCGCGCCTGCAAACGTGACCAAGGTGTCTGCTGTTGCTGTCGGTGGCGGTGCTGGCGGGTGTTCCAACTGGGCCAACCCCGGCGGCGGTGGTGGCGGCCTTGGCTGGAAAAATAACATCACAGTTGTGCCACTGCAGTCCTACACGGTTGTGGTGGGCGCTGGCGGCTCTGCGGGAACCGATCAATTTAACTCGTCGATGTTTGGCGGCAACTCGTACTTCGTCGACATCGCGACTGTTGCTGGTTATGGCGGTGGGCGCGGAGGAAGCGGAACGAACTCTGACGGCACCCTCTCCGCCAATAATGCTGCTTATGGTGGCGGCTTCGTTGGTGATGGCGGGGGCGCTGGCGGAAACCAAAACAACCGTGCCGGTGGTGGTGCTGGCGGCTACGCTGGTTACGGTGGCCGTGGGTATCAGTCCAGCGGCGCTCAGGCAAACAGTGGCGCAGCCAATGGTGGTGACTACTATTCATCGACGTATGGCTCTGGCGCTGGCGGCGGTGTAGGAATTCTTGGTCTTGGCGCGACTGGCTACCGCTTCTACCACCCAAACCCCGGTTACTACACCGGCACTGGTAATGGCGGAGGAGGCGAGGGCGGCTCCGGTGGGAGCCGTGGCTATTACGGTGAAAACCCGTGGACCAGCATCAATGAGGCTGGCTATGTCAGCAATGGCATTCGTGGCGGCGACTACGGCGGCGGCGGTGGTGGTTCCGGCACCAGCTACGGTGGTGGCCCCGGCGGCAAGGGTGCTGTTCGCATCATCTGGGGTGAAGGCCGTGCATTCCCGAGCACCAACACTGGCGACGTGACCCCCGGCGGGTTCTAATAAGGGTTAAGCAATGAGCAACCTCTATGTGAAGATTGAAGATGGCAAGGTGGTCAGCCACCCGATTATGGAGAGCAATCTCCTGCAGATTGTGAACGCCACTGAGATCGACGATGTGATCCTCAAGAACACCGGCTTTGCTCGATTTGAGCATCGTGAGGCCGCTATTGGCGAGGAAATCGTCAGCACAGATGGCTATGAGCTCTGCGAGGACGGCATTGCTCGTAGCATCGTTACGGTGCGCGAGCTTACTCAGGAGGAGAAGGTTGATCTCTGGGTTCGCCGCCCGCGAGATCACCTCCTCGCCACATCCGACTGGACGCAGGTTAGCGACATCCCTCACTCTGATGCGCTAAAGGCTGCATGGACTATTGTCCGTCAGCAGCTTCGCGACATGCCGAAGAAGTACGCGAAGATTAAGAGTCCGGACGAGGTTGTCTGGCCCAAGGCTCCGACAGAGGAAACTGCCGCCAGCTATGTCGCCAGCAGCAAGTAAAGAGAAGCCCGCTTCTGGCGGGCTCTCACTTCGCGACGCGATCCGCGAAAAGCATGATGCGGCTGAGGCTCATCCACTCTCGAAGCTGATCATGTCTGGAAAGATTAGCAGGGAGGTCTACGCAGACCTCCTTGCAAGCCAGATGGCGGTTGTCAGCTGGCTCGAGCGTCTGGCTGATGAGGTTGGGCTTCTCGAGGGCCTCGATGGCCTCAGGCGTACTGAGGCGATGCTGGCCGATCTCAACGAGCTTGGCTGTGGATCACCCTGCCTATTTGCAACAGCCCACGCCGTCCATCTGAATAAGCTGGATCGTAAGGGGCTTCTCGCCCACATGTACGTCATGCACATGGGTGACCTCTTCGGAGGTCAGATCATGAAGAAGTTGCTTCCCGGCTCATGTCGGCGCTACGAGTTCGAGAACCGCACGGAGCTCGTCCATGCCATGCGCGCTCTGTTGACCGACGATCTGGCGGACGAAGCGAACATCGCTTTCGAGTACGTATTGGGAATGTTTGATGCCATCGCAGAAGAGCACAATATTCGAGATTCTTGATGAGTGCCGCGACGGCATCATCTCGAAGATGGGCATGTACGATAAGTACGATGAGGGCCATGATTTCCCGTGGGACAATCATCTCTGGCGCAGCGTCGACTTCCGTCGCGCCCACCTCGATGTCGTCGATCTGCGTGACACCCGCAAGCTATACATGATGCATCTGTGCGTATTCCCGCACATCAATGACCCAGCGCCGATCTTTGGCTTCGACCTGATCGCCGGTCCAAACAAGGTGACTGGAGCGTTCCATGACTTCAGCCCTGTGGTGGACGGTCACCCCATGGGCAAGTGGTTCGCGGAGAAGGTGGCTCAGCACGAATGGAGCAAGGAGCGCGAGCTTCCGCATTGGGCCAAGCAGATATTCAGCGGTTCGATGGTGGCGGCGGGCAACATCAGTGATCCGGACGAGCTCCGGAGGGTGGTGACGCTTGTCAACGAGACGCTGGACTATTACCTCGAGAACGTAGGCATGGTTGGCGGCGAGGATGACTATACCGCCCAACAGAACAACTACTGCCACTGGCAAAAGCACAATCCCCACACACCGCGTGTGATGGATGCTCTTGGTTTCGAGCCGGATATGGTCGCTCGATTCATTCGGGAGTGCTTGTTCCCAGAAATCTAATGACTTCACGGGCCTCCAAATGTATGGAGATTGGAGATAGCTATGGTCGGGTAAATGGCAAACATCAGACTCTCCAATTTCAGCGGTATCCTGCCTCAGGTTTCGCCGCGCCTTCTCCCTGAAGAGAATGCGACCATCGCAGAGAATGCTCTGTTTGATTCTGGTCGCCTCGCGTCCATTCGCTCGACTGTTGCAACCAACGACCACAACAACGTGGCGTTCGTCGTTCCGTCCAACGTTAAGACCATTTACCGGCATCGCGACCGTCAGGGGAGTGGATACTGGCTTGCGTGGACTCAGCACGTTCACGCCGTTCCCAGCCCGATTGCCGAAGACCCGTACGACCGACTGTACTGGACCGGACAGACCTACCCTCGCTTTGCCCTTGGCACCGAAGTAGCGTCCGCAGCATCGCCGTCGTACCAGCCATCGGCTGGCCGTCGACTTGGCATTCCCGCTCCGACCACGGCACCATCAACATCGATCCTCGAGCCAATTGCGGATGACACCCTGACTGTATCGAGCAGGGCGTACGTGTACACGTGGGTTTCCGGACTCGGTGAAGAAGGCCCACCCTCTCCTGCATCAACGATCATCGACGTTAAGGAGGGCGAGACCGTCGTCCTGTCGTTCACCGTGGGCGACGTTCCTTCGTACATCTACAACACTGGTGGCGCTCCAGCAAAACGCCGCATCTATCGCACAGACATCAACGGCGAGTACCGGTACCTCGCTGATGCGCTTGCCAGCGAGAATAATCTGCTCGACGTCAAAACCGACGAAGAGCTCGGTGAAATTATTGTCAGCAGCAACTGGGACGCTCCGCCCGATGACACTTCGGCTGATCATCCAGACGGCCCGCTGCTTGGCCTCACCGCCATGCCAAATGGGATGTTGGCGGGGTATGCCGGTCGCTCAGTGTTCTTTGCTGAGCAGTTCATCCCGAGCGCGTGGCCGAAGGCTTACAGCCTGACGGTGAAGTCGAAGGTTGTTGGCCTTGCCTCGATCAGCATCGGCCTCATGGTCCTAACGCAGGGCAAGCCGGTCCTGATGACTGGCTCGTCTCCAGCTGGCATGGGTGCGGTGGAGATCGATTCAGATCAGGCCTGTGTGTCGGCACGTTCTATCGTCGATATGGGCGAGGTGGCGGTGTACGCGTCGCCTGACGGTCTTGTCGCAGCCGGTGAGAGCGGTGTGCAGCTGGTCACTGAGGGCGTGTTTACCCGTGAGCAGTGGCAGGCCCTGAAGCCTGAGAGCATCCACGCCTACAAGTTTGAGGGGCGGTACGTCTTCTTCTACGACACCGGTACCGTGCGTGGCGGATATGTCCTGAACACCCGCACCAAGACCCCAGAGGTAGTAACGCTCAACTTCCATGCCGTGGCTGGCTACAACGACCCCGTAGAGGATGCGCTGTATCTGGTGATCGTCGACGGCAATGGCGGCGTGGTGAAGAAGTTCCATGCGGGTGCGCCACTGACGTACACGTGGCAGTCAAAGGAGCTCCGCGTTGAGAACCCGATCTGCCCCGGCTGCGCCATGATTGACGCTGAGGCATACCCGATCCAATTCACCCTGTACGCAGACGGGCAGCAGAAGCACACGCAGTCTGTGACGGACGGGAAACTCTTCCGACTTCCGGCTGGCTATCGCGCCAAGACCTTCCAGATCAAGGTGACCGGAACCGGTGAGATCAACCAGATCATGGTTGCCGAGAACCCCTCGGAGATTGCCCAGTGACGTCACTCCCGAAAACCCCCATCAAGGGCGATCCGGAAACCCGCCGCTTCCTTGAGGCTGTTCGACAGTACCTGACGCAGGTTGGGAAGGACTCGATCACCCTTCAGGACTTGAGGGATACGGGTTTCTGGGACCGAAACAACATCCCCGTGCCGACAACCGGAACGGATGAGCAGGTTGATGCGCCCCGCGTTCCAACTAATCTAACCGCCGAGGGTGTGTTCCAGAACATCATCCTGAGTTGGGACTATCTCGACTATCGGGGTCATGCGTGGACGCGTGTCTACCGCTCCAACACCAATGTGTTCGCAAATGCCGTTGTCATTGCCAACGTCAACGGGAAGCTGTTCTCTGATCCGGTTGGGCCGTCGCAGAGCTTTTACTACTGGGTCACGAACGTAAACGTGAACGGCATTGAGAGTGCGCCGAATCAGGTGGCTGGCACTCTGGGTCAGACCCTTCAGGACACCGCGTACATTCTGAGCCTGCTTAACGGGTCGATCACAGAGTCGCAGCTGTACGCGACGCTTGGTTCACGGATCAATCTGATTGATGGCAATGGAATTGGCAGCGTTAACGCACGCATTGCTGCTGAGTCTGCCGACATCTTGGCTCAGGTGGAGGCGGCTGACCTCAACATCGAAGCTGAGTTGCGGAACTACACCGACAGCCAAATCTCATCGTCCAGCACCGCGCTGACAAATAGCTTCAACAGCACGCTGACCGGATACGTGACGAACGCCACGTTGGCGGCCAACTACTACACCGCCGCTGGGACGAACAGCGCGATTGCCGCTGCGACGCAGAACCTTGCCACCAAGACGGAGTTGGGTGCCTACGTTACGACCGCGACACTCACGCAGAACTACTACACGAAGACCGGCACTGACAGCGCAATCTCTGCGGCAACGACCAACCTTGCCACCAAGGCCGAGCTCGGTGGGTACGTTACCACCGCGAGCCTGACTGCTAACTACTACACCAAGAGCGATACCGACAGCGCGATCTCGGCAGCGACGCTTAACCTTGCCACGAAGACAGAGTTGAGTGGGTACGTCACCAACTCGACGCTCACGACGAACTATTACACGAAGACGGCAACGGACAGCGCAATCAGTTCCGCGACGCAGAACTTGGTCAGCACCTCGGCGTTGAGCAACTACGTCACGAATGCAACGCTGACGAACAACTACTACACCAAGACCGACACTGACGGCGCTATCTCCGTAGCCACACAGAACTTGGTCAGCAACACCCAGCTGGCGAACTATGTGACCACGGCGACACTGACGAACAGCTACTACACCAAGACGCAAACCGACTCCGCGATCTCTAGCGCAACCCAGAACTTCGTCAGCACGACGACGCTGAATGGGTATGTGACGACCGCGACGCTGACCAATAACTACTACACGAAGACCGCTACCGACAGCGCGATTTCGTCGTCTGTGGGGCAGGTGAGTGCGCGCCTTAACAACTTCAATAGTTCTGGCGTGTCGGTCGAGCAGAGCTACTCCGCTCAGGCCAGCAGCATCGGTGGCCTTCAGGGCCAGTACACGGTCAAGATCGACAACAATGGGTACGTGTCCGGCTTCGGCCTTGCGTCGACCGCAATCAATGCGACGCCAACATCGTCATTCATTGTCCGTGCAGACCGGTTCTCGATTGCCAGCCCGTCCGGCCCCGGCATCACGCCGACGAACCCGTTTACCGTCCTGACCACGCCGACCGTTATCAATGGCGTTACGGTGCAGCCGGGGGTGTACATCACCAATGCGACGATCATGGATGGTGCGATCACCAACGCCAAGATCGGCGCTCTTGCCGTGGATCAGGCGAAGATCGCGGACCTTGCTGTGGTCAACGCGAAGATCGCGAACGGCGCAATCACGACTGCGAAGATCGACAACCTGCAGGTGACGAATGCGAAGATCGCAGACGCTGCTATCACCACCGCGAAGATTGATAATCTGCAGGTCAACAATGCCAAGATCGCGGACCTGACGATTGGTACCGAGAAGGTGCAGGACTTGGCAATTACTCGTTCCTCGTCCTACTTCAACAACTTCAGCGGCTGGAGCTATCCAACCGATGGCGTGTGGTACGACCTTGCTGGATACAGCGGCTACTACACATATTCCTTCGTCGGCTACGGCAACGGAGCCTACGAGTACGATGCAGAATTCGGAAGTTACATCTACGTCGGCCCCGGCGCTGGCTCGTACAACTATGTCTACGTAGGCGGTGGCGGCGGTCTCTCAACCGGCGTTACGACCAGTTCGACCATCGCGTCCGGCGTCCAGTCTGTTCACATTGACGCCAGCCTTGTGATCCAGCGCGACGGCGGCTCAGACGACGACATGCGCGCCCGCTGCGTTCGCACCAATGATTCGTATATCCTGCCGGAATACTACGAGAAATTGCGCGCTCGCTCGGGAAACAGCACCTATGCGCTGTTCTTCCGAGACCAGTCGCCCATTCCCGGCGTACTGAACACCTACAAGATTCAGTTCTACAACAACAGCGACAACTCGCATTTCTGGGAATGCAGTATGCGCGCAACGTTGTATAGGAAGTGACGATGCGAACGATCACTCTATACGATCCCGAGACTGGCGAATTTGGTCCAGTCATTGCTGGTCATCCAGATGACATGCCGAACTTTGCCCATTTCGTTGAGGGCTCACACGACAGCCGGACCAGTCGTTTCGACCTGCAGAGCAGGGAGGTGGTGAATAAGGCTCCTCCGCCGCCGCAATTGTTCGAGCTTCGGCAGCGCCGCAACGAACTGCTGGACAACTATCGCTGGACGATCATGCCGGACAGCCCGTTGTCGCCAGCATGTCAGGAGCAGTGGGGAGCGTGGCTTCAGTCACTGCACTCATTGCTGCTGAATGTCACCGACACATCATCCGTGGTGTGGCCGGAAATGCCAGAGTACGAATACGCCAGTGATGTGACGGAGTAACGATGCTTTACTCACCAAGTATCACTGATGTGTTGGATGTTGTCGTTGATGGACTTCGCGACGTAAAACATAAAACAGATGCTGAATGGTCAGTTGAGGACATTTGCCAATCCGTTTTAAGCGGCAAATCTTTTCTGTTCATCGATTCTTCTGATTCGACGAGTTTTGTTGTATTGACGGAGTGGCAGTGTCCCTACACCAAGCAGCGCATCCTTGAGGTGCAGGCTGCTTACAGCAAAACCGGAGATGCAATGGCGAAGTACTCGTCAGACATCGATGCGATTGGCCGTGAAGCGGGATGCTCTAGAATTGAGTTCTCTTCTCCTCGAGAAGGGTTTAAGAGGCTTGCAGGTGAGTACGGATATGAACCTGTTTTCGTGACGTACAGGAAGAAGTTGTAGATGGGTAAGGTCAAGAAGCCGGACGAGTCTCCAGAGGCTCGCGCACTAGCCGAAGTGGCGGCGCAGCGGTTCAACCGCTACAAGGAAGTCTTCGCTCCGCTCGAAGACCAGTACATTGCGGACGTCTTCGATGTTCGCGACCCGTCCAACTACGAGATGGCCGGTGGCATTGCATCCGCCGCCTTTCAGCCTGAGTTCCAGAAGGCCAATGAGAACCTTGCTGGTCAGATGTTTCAGCAGGGCGTCGATCCAAACTCTGGTGCATTCCAGCAGAACAGTGCGGCGCTCCGTCGAGCAGCTGCAGTGAAGCAGGGACTTGGTGTCGGCGCTGCGAAGATCGACAACACAAACCGGTTTTATCAGGGTCTGCAGGGCATCATCCAGATGGGTCAGGGGCAGGCTAGTGACGCTATCAGTGGAATGGGCAATATTGCCGAGACCGCTGAGGAACGTGCTCGCACCAAGGCCGCAGCTGCATTCGAGACCGGCGCTGCGCTTCGCAGTGGCGTCGCCGCTGGGATTGGTTATGTCGCGAGTCCGTTCGCTGATCAGAGGCTCAGGGCGGCAAATCCGACAACCCCGATGCCTACTGCACAAAAGACGGGAGGCTAATCGATGGCTGTATCAAATCAGTTCTATGAAGCCATGGCGAGTTGGGGCCTTGATGTTCCGCCGTCGTTCTACAACATCTACGGAACGCCCAGCGCGACACCTAGCTCGATTACGACTGGCACTCCTTCAGCGAATGGTTTGTACGGTGGCGAGGTTCGCTTCACGCCATCATCAAATGCGTACAATGCGGTGAATCCGTACGCGTACTCCACGAACAAGAAGGATGGTGCCCAGAAGCTGTCAGCTGATGTGATCCGCGCTCAATACGCGGACTACCAGAATCGCTTCGCCCCCATTGAAGACTTCGCTGTTCGAGCCATTCGACCGAACGGAACGATGGACGGGCAGTTTGACGTTGCCCGTAGCCGTCAAGCCGTACTTGACGCTGGTGCGAATCTTCAGGGCCAGCAGCAGCGTGCCATGGGTCGCTACGGGCTTCAGATGACGGCACCGAACATCGCCACCTCCAATGAGGTTACCGGTGGTGTAGTCGCTGGTATGAATCAAGCGCGCATGGCTGACGCTGACCGCAGGCTCCAGATGCTTGGTGGCGGCGCTGGTGCCGGTGCTGCAAGTACGCGAGGTTAATGATGGCTGGTCTGATCGGCGTAGGCCGTAACACTCTGTCTCAGGCAAGCGGCGGTTTTCAGACCGTTGCTGGTCTTGAGGGTGCGCGGAACAATCTCGAGACGCAGATGAAGGCTGCTCGCAACGCGCAGCGCGTCAGTTCCGTAACCACTGGCGCTGGTCTCGGCGCATCGATTGGCGTCAACAGCGCCATGAAGGCTGGCCTGCTTGGTGGGCAAGCTGCTGCTGGAGGAGCTGGCGCTGCCGGTGCTGCCGGTGCCGCTGGTACCACTGCAGCTGGAGCGGCTGGAACCGCAGGTGCTGCTGGAACCGCTGGCATCACAACTGCGGCTGGCGCTGGCGCTGGCGCTGCAGGTGCGGGCGCAGCTGGTGCGGCTGGTATCACTGGCGCTGCTGGTGCCGGTGCTGCGGGTGCCGCTGGTGCCGCTGGGGCTGGTGCTGCTGGCGCTGGTGCAGCAGGTGCTGCTGGTGCCGGTGCTGCCGCGTCGACCGGAACGATGGCTGCTATCGGCGCTATCGCGACTCCGCTGCTTATTGGTGCTGGCGCTGCCCTGCTCCTCGATTCCCTGTTCGATATTTTCTAAGGTCTAGCCGATGATCGATCCAGCCGAGTCCTTCTCCAACGCCCTCAATCAGGGCCTTGGGATCATGAAGTCCTACCGTGACGAAGCGCGGCAGTCTGAGAAGGATGCATTCGAGCGAAGCATGATCCTCAAGGCGGATCAGCGCGACGACGAACGCTTCAATCGCGAGAAGATAAAGTGGGGATGGGAAGATGAGGACCGTGATTACACGGTTAATACCCTGCGCCCGCTCGAACTGCGTAAAGCTAAGGCTGACACGACGGTCTCCGAGACAAATGCGGAATGGCTCCCGAAGGAGAAGGAGCAGGACTTCCGCAAGGGTGAGGCCGACATCAAGCTAACCACTGCCAACACCGCCAACACGTACGACAGCATTCGCTCGCGCCGTGCCGGTGATGCAATTGAGGCTGGGCGCTTCAAGATGCAGCAAACCGAGTGGCAGCAGGGTCAGGCGGAGCGTCGTGACCGCATTGCTGCGCGTGAGCTCATCACGTGGATGAAGACTGGCGGCAAGGGCGGCGATCTCAGCCGCACTGCTGGCACGCGCTTCTCTCCGACCCGCTTCATGGGTATGGCTGGTATGTCGCCGCTTGCAGGTCAGGTTCTCGAGAAGATTGGCCGCAACGACTACAGCTGGATGTCGGACCCCAAGGCGAATCAGGCCGTTCGTGGTCTGGCCGCACAAATCAATCCTCAAAGCCAGCAGCGCCTCGGGTTCGTCCCCGGCACCGGTGTCATCGATAGCTTTGTCAGCGGTAAGGGTGGCAAGGTCAAGATGAAGTTCGTCGGTCGCGATGCAAAGACTGGCAAGCTCCGCACTGCCCTGATCGAGTCCGATGCTAACCAGCTGTTCAACAGCGCCAACATCATGACACGGACCTTTGGTCGCATTGCCCGCGATCCGAATGCGCGCAACGCACTGACGTCGATGGTGCAGCAGACCGACCCCGAGTTCTTTGCCGAAGTCGCAATGAGCGTTAACCCGACAATCAAGCCTCAGATGGAGGCGCTGTCGAAGCGACTTGAGAAGCTCAGCCCTACTGACAAGGCATATAAGGCCACGGTAGATGCTATGGAGCAGCTTGCTCAGCGCGCCACTGGCTCGACGCTTTTTGACGCCTTCAGCCGCATTGGCGGTGGGCAGAACGTTCCCGCGCACTACCGAGCAATTGAGCGACAGCGCGCAAAGGTTCCGCAGTATGCGAATGCTCCGACCGAAAGGGTCGTTGCAGACATGAACAACTTTGTTGGCGCTGCGCTGTCTTCCGACCAGAACTACACCAAGGCAATGAACCGCCTTTATGGTGTTGGTGGGTGGAAGCCGAGGTTCAGTGGTCGCACGATGGTTCGTGACGAAAACGCGCTTTGGAATGGACTTGCTCGCTGATTGACCGTAATGGTCAGGAACAGCGTCTAATGAGGTAATTGATGGCGGGATTTGGCCTTTCCGACTTGGGTCGGTTCTTCTTCGGTGAGGATGAAAAGAAGCCCGCTCCGTCAAGGACCGCTGCACCGACCCAGCGTCCTGCCCCAGCGCCGCGTCAGCAGGCACCGCGCCAGCAGGCACCGCGTCAAGAGCCGAAGCCTCAGAGTGGGTTTGGTGACCTTTCGCTGTCGATCTTCAGCGACACTCCTCAGCCACGTGCCGGTACTGCTCGCACAAACGCTCCGCGTCAGGGTAACTCGCTGCTTCCCCAGCTGCAGTCGCAGCTGAATAGCATCAACAGCGAACTGAACTCACTTAGCAAGACTAAGCCATCACTGGCGTCGGCAGACCCTCGCTTCGATCCGGTGCTTCGTCGCCGCAACGAGCTCACAGAGCAGCGCGACCGCCTAATGCAGCGTGTCGACCGCGTCCGCCGTACCGGCACCGATTATGCTGACAAGAACGACCCCGGCGCACTGGACACTGCACGCAACTTCGTTGCTGGTGGTGTGCGAGGGCTGTCGAACCTCGTCCTTGGTACGGCGGGCGATGTTGCCAAGCTTGCTGGTGCTGATCAGGACAACGCCCTTTCCACCCTCGACAAGTGGGTGAAGACGCACGTCGCTGATGCCCTCGAAACCACTGGCGGTCGTCAGCGTCGCGAGGATTCAGGCCGCCGCGTTGCTGATGCCGGTCGTCGCGCAGACACTGGAGGCGCATCTGGCTTCGCCAAGGGCATGGCTGCGGAAATCAGTGGAACCGTTCGCGAGATCGTGAACAGCCCCGGCGACGTCGCACTGCCGATGATCGCTGAGCAGATTCCTAACTTGCTCGGGTTGAGCGCGATTGGCCGTGGCACTGCGAAGGCCGCTGGCCGTCGTGCGCTTGCCAAGGGTGCGTCAACTGAGGCTGCTGCCAAGGTCGCACGGAAGGCTGGCACTCGAGCAGTCGTTGGTACTGGCGCTGTCATGCAGGGCGCTGATGTTGGCGGCGACGCATTCGACCGCGTCATGGCCCTGCCCATCGAGAAGCTGCAGGCCGACCCTGACTTCGGCGCATACCTTGATGAAGGCCTCAGTGTTGATGAGGCACGCGAGGCGCTCGCTCGCAACGTTGGCCGCAAGGTCGGCGCTGCTTCGGCTGCTATCTCCGTCATCACTAATAAGTACATGCCGACTGCAGAGAAGACCGCCATCGGCGCTGCTGTCGGGAAGACTCGCGTCGGTCGCGCCGTTTCGACTGGCGTTGGCGAGGCTGGTCAGGAAGTGTTGGAGGAGGGCGGCGGTCAGCTGGCCTCTAATATCGGCATTCGCTCTATTGACCCTGACCAGCGCCTTGGTGAAGGTGTCGGCCAGTCGGTCGCTCAGGCCGCTATTGCGTCCGGCCCGATTGGCGCTGTCACGGGTGCCATTTCTCCTGCAGCCCCTGAAGTCACCGGATCGGCTGACAACATTGCCACCCCCGAGCTCGAGACCGCGCTTCGCACCTCAATCCCCGAGAACCGTGCGCCTGAAGGCCCGATGTCCCTGCCGTCGCCGCAGCGTTTCGACATCGACAATGCGAGCAATGACACTCCGCTGCGCGTTAAGGGGCTGAATCTCACTCATCGTCAGGTTCTCGAGTCGGCTCAGCAGAATGCTGAAGACCCGCGCATCTCTGGCATCCTTGATCAGCCTGTCGATCCTGACACAAAGGCCGAGCAAATCGCTCGTGTGTACAACGGTGAGGAAGCTCGTCGCGCCGAGTCGCTGGTTGTTCCGAAGATCGCCCCCATCATTGGCGGCAAGACCCCGCTGTCGCAGACCCGCACCGCCATCGTCAACGAGCTCTCGCAGTTTGACGATGAGGTGATCTCTGAGAGCCCCGTGCTCTCGGCCATGCGTGACGCCGTTACCGTTGGCGAGAACGGTATGCCCGCCATGTCTGGCAAGCAGTCGCTCGAGGCCCTACGTGGTGCCATCGCTGGCTACCGTCCCGTGACTCAGCAGGGTCAGACCTTCGTTGCCCGCCCTGAGCGTGGTGGCGACGGCAGCGTTGTCATGACGCAGGATCAGGTTGCTGAGGAAGTTCAGCGCGAACGTGAAGCCGATCAGGCATTCCGTCTCGCTGATGCCCGTCAGCGCCGCTACGAGCAGCAGACATTCACTGGCGGTCAGCGCGAAGACCTGCGTCCGAACGCACCTGAGCCGCAGGATCAGTTCTTCCTCGATCCCGCCAAGTACGGTGAGCAGCTTGGCGGCACGCCCGCCACCATCACCGAGTCGACTGAGCGTCCCGGCTTCTTCCGCATCCAGTACGACAGCCCGACTGAGGTAATCAACGGCCAGCCTGTCACGATCTCGGAAGAGGTTCCGGCTACCGCACTCATTGGCCGTGTCGTCCGTGGTTCGCCGCGCATGACGCAGGACTTTGTTGGCGATCAGCGCAGCCTTAAGGCTGGTGTCGGCACGGAGATGGCTGGTCCGCGCAACTCGATTGACCGCACCTCGAGCCGGTCGATGACTGAGACGCCGTTCGCTGGTCTTCCGGCTGAGCGCATGGCAGAGCCGGACCTGCAGTACATGGGCACCATGGACGCGCAGCAGCAGCCGGTCGAGGAAATGCCGTACATCGGAGGCGATGTCGGGGCTCCTCCCGCACCCACGCCCGCCGATAACCAGCGCGCCATCGACAGTGTGTCGAAGGCTGCGAAGCAGCTGGCTGCTCCGAAGGTTGAGGCCGAGCCCGCGCAAGAGGCTGCGCCTGTCGCTAAGGATGAACAGCCAGATGTGGCTGAAGAGGACATGCTGGATGTTGAAGATCATCCGCGCATGGCTGAACACAATCAGCGTTTCGATGATGCTATCGAGCGCATTCAGGAAACCGAGAACACCTCTGAGGCGCGCAAGCTGGCGAAGGCGTTGATCAAGGAAGGCTTGATCGACGAAGACGCCTACATGGACATCGACGAGCGCATCAAGGACGCCGACCGCGAGGATAAGCACTACGAAGCGATGTCGGCCATCGAGGACGCCATCGAAGAGCAGCGCGATAACGTGGGCAACGATATTGCCGACGAAATCCGCAACGAAGACCCGCGCTACTACTCGAAGCGTGAGACCAAGACTGCGACCAAGGCCGAGCCGAAGACCGACAACACCATGTCGGCGGAGGAGGCTAAGTCGATCATCGATGACGCCATCAGCAAGCTGAAGGCCCGTGGTCAGCTGGGTCGCGTTGCTGCCGCTCGCGTCGAGTCACTGCTCGACAACAAGTCGATGAGCGCGAATGAGGCTGTGGCCGCGTTCCGCATGGCCGATGTGGCGAGCAAGATCGTCAAGTCGCGCCTGAACCTCGACATCCAGTTCTTCCCGAACCTCAACGACCCGAAGACCGGCGAAAAGGTGCAGGGCAGCTTCCAGCCCCTTCCGCTTGGCGGTGACGGCTTCGCTGGCGTTATTAAGCTGTCACTGGCTTCTGAATGGGCTGGTGTCTTCACTGAGACTGCCGCGCATGAAGTATTCCACGCCATGCAGCGCGTGCTTCAGACGGCTGACCCGAAGACCTTCGCTCTGCTGAACTCGTCATTCAAGGACGGCATGACGCTCGAGGATATCCACCCGAGCCTGCAGCGCCTGTTCAAGAACACCCAGCACCCGCGCTTTGAGGAGTCGGTGTGGGATGTGATGAAGGGCGATGCGATCTTCCAGAATGCCGATGGCTCTATGCGCCAGTGGTCTGGCTATGGCCCGATGGAGGACAGCCTCACCGAACTGCAGGCCTATGTCTTCGGCTACATGAACGACGCAATCCGCTATGGCGCGTCGCGCAAGGGTCTGGCTGCTCAGTTCTCGAAGGCGTACGACCTCTTCACTCAGCTACTCGAAGGTGTCCGCAACGGCATCAAGGGCCTTGGCTTCACCAGCACCACCAAACTGTGGCGTGATGTTGCCAGCGGTCGGGTCAGTGAGCGTGTTGGCGAGGCCGACATTGCCGGTGAGCAGGAGCCGGTGCAGTTCTCTGCTCGCACCCGCAACATGGCTTCGCTTGAGCGTACGTTCCAGATGCTTGAGAAGCGCACGTTCAAGACGGGTCGCGATCTCAAGACGTTCATCCAGAACCGCATCAAGCCGTCTCTTGAGAGCGCCGAGATCGACGTCACTGACTTCGAGTCCGAGAAGCTGCTGAAGTACCTGAGCAAGTCCGTCGTCAACGATGCCGAGTTTGCCCTGAAGGACAACGCCAACGCTGTCGGCTGGTACGACGAGAAGGTGTCGAAGGCTCTGGCGGTTCTGAGCACCGTCCACCCTGAGATCGCCACCGATCCGCGCAGCAAGTTCGCCTTTGTGTGGGCGCTCGCCGTTACCTCGAACGGCCTGAAGGTCAACCCGAACTTCGAGTTGGCCGAGAAGGCGTACAGCACCTACAAGAACACTGGTGTCATGCCGAACAATATCGGCATCGGCACGGCGTCAGACGCCATCAACAACAGCCTCGCGCTGTTCAACACCATGATGGATCGCATGGGCTTTGAGGAGCTCGAGCGGTTCATGACCACAAAGGCCACGGTCAAGGAGATCGAGGCCAAGACCGGCATGTCCATCAGTGGTGAAGGCAAGAACGAAGAGGTCTTTGGTGCCGCCATCCTCGGCCCGAAGATCGGTAACGGCTTCTTCGCAAACCTGTACGGCAACTTCGACCAGCTGACCATGGATCGCTGGCTGATGCGGACGTGGGGTCGCTGGAATGGCAACCTCATCCAGATCGATCAGGTGAACATCGACAAGTCGCGTGAGCGTCTGCAGTCGCTGATCGGCGGTCTGAACGAATCCGACAAGAAAACACTGAGCGACGTTATTAAGATCGATGTCTCTACTGGGGATATCGATGAAATTGCAGTTGCTATAAATAAAGCATCCATTAAACCGGCTGCGCGATCAAAGATTAACGAGATCGCTGTTGGTAACGGTGACTTCCTGAAGACCGTTCTTGGCGCTCCGAAGGGCAATGCCAAGCACGTCGGTATTGGCGACTCGATCCGTAAGGCTGGCAATGGTCTTGCCAAGTACCTTGACGGTCAGAAGGAGGCCCCTGCTGGGGCAAATGAGCGGAAGTTCATCCGCAAGGTATTCGGCACTGCACTGAAGACCCTGCAGAAGAGCTATCCCAAACTGACAATGGCAGACCTGCAGGCGCTACTCTGGTATCCTGAGAAGCGCCTCTATGAAGCCGCCAAAGCTGATGAGGTGGAAAAGGGCTATGAAGACGACAACGCTCCCGATTACGCAAACGCCGCAGTCCTCGTCGCCCGCAATGCAGGCGTCGGGGCAGAGCGAATCCAAGAAGCCCTCGCTCGAGTCGACGCTGGACGTGGTTCCGACGTCGGCGCAGGAGGAGCAGGACGAGGCAATAGCCGAGTTTCTGGCGACACAGTCCAGTACTCAGCCCGCCCCGAGCGAATCGCAGACCGGCTGGCGCGTGACTTCCCCAGCACTCCTCGAGTTGAAGAAGGACTTGCTGGCGAAGGGAATGTCGGACGCCGACGCGGAGGCGTACTTGCGGACTCTGTAACCGGACGCGTTCCGGTTGCGGCTACATACTCGCACGCAGATTCTGTCAAATCGGCTCTGACCGAGCTTGGCATCTCTGCACCTGACTTCCACGAACTGACGACCGGCGCTGCTTCGGCCCGCCTCTACTCGCGCCTGATCAACGACTCGAAGGCCGACAATCCGTTTGGCGCTTCTGTCTACGTGTACCCGCAGGAAGAGTACGCTGGGATGCGCCTGTTCGTCACCAACGATGGACTGGCTGGCTTCGCCCTGAAGGGCGATGACATCGTCAGTGCGTTCAAGTCGCCCAAGTCGACTGAGCAGGGCGTCGCCTACTCGATGATCCGCATGGCTGTAGCCCTTGGCGGTCGCCGTCTCGACGCCTTCGACACCGTCCTACCGACGATCTACTCGGTTTCCAAGTTCCGTGCTGTCAGCCGGATGACGTGGAACGACGAGTATGCCCCAGAGGACTGGAGCAAGAAGACGTTCGCCGCCTTCAACAACGGCGAGCCTGACGTTGTCTTCATGGCGTACGACGAAAACCGCACTGGCATCTACGAGAGCGGTGAAGGCGAGACCGTCACTGACTACGACGAGGCCGTATCGCGCCAGACCGCTGCCGCTAATGGCACGCAGTTCTCGCGCCGCACATCGACGCCCGAGTTCCGCGAGTGGTTTGGCAAGTCTGTGCTTGTCGATGACAACGGCAATCCGCAGATGCTGTTCCATGGCACTGGCGACAACATCGACCGGTTCGACCTTAACAACCCGAACCGCAAGGACACCGGCTATCTCGGTACCGGCGTATACCTGACTGACGAGCCGTTCATCGCCAACACCTATGCGAACCTGAAGCAGCGCAACAAGACCGGCGCTAACGTGCTGCCGCTCTATGCGCGCCTCGAGAACCCGTTCTACGCGACGATGGAGGACAAGACGCGGATGCGTAACGGTGGCCGCAAGGCTGCTGATGCGTTCACCGCTGAGCTCAAGGCGAAGGGCCATGACGGCGTGATCCTTGAAGCGCGTGGTGGTGGTCGCGAGATCGTTGTGTTCGATCCGGCTGCTGTGAAGTCGGTCAACAACCGTGGCACCTTCAGCCGCACCGATGACCGCATCCTTAACTCGAAGCGTCGCTCGGTTCCGACCGGTACGCCCAACGCAACCCCGATGCGCGCTGCGCCGCGCTTTGCGATGGACAACCTGTACTTCGGTGGCCCTGAGCCAAGCACGATGGACGATGTGATCTATCAGCTGCAGGACAAGCTGGTCGATGTGAAGCGCCTGCAGGCGAGCATCGAGAAGTCGGGCAAGCAGATCGGTGAGGACGCAAATGTCTACCGCGCCGAAGAGCTCTACCACGGACGCGCCGCCAAGCGCGCTAAGGACTTCGTTGAGCGCGAACTGAACCCGCTGATCGAAGACATGTCGTCCAAGGGCATCGGCCTCGACATGTTCGACAAGTTCCTGCACATGCGCCACGCCAAGGAGCGTAACGCGCAAATCCGGAAGGTGAATCCGGATATGCAAGATGGCGGCTCTGGCGTGTACGACGCCGATGTCGATGCCTACATGTCGGCACTGCCGAACGCCCGTCGTCTCCAGCTGGAGAAGCTGGCAAAGCGTGTCGACTCGATCATTGCCAACACTCAGAAGATGCTGGTCGAGTACGGGCTCGAGACGCAGGACACCATCGACACGTGGAATGCGACCTACAAGTCGTATGTGCCGCTGCAGCGCGAGGGCTTCGAGGAAGAAATGGCTGGTTCTGGTGGTCAGGGTCTGTCGATCCGTGGCTCCTCGAGCCGCCGCGCCATGGGCTCTGATCGCAGCGTCGTCGACATCCTCGCAAATGTTGCAATGCAGCGTGAGCGCGCCATCACCCGTGGTGAGCGCAACATCGTCGGCAATGCGATGGTCCGTTTGGCACTGCAGAACCCAAACGATAGCTTCTGGTTCGTTATCGATCCCAAGTCGGACACCGTTGAGAAGGCCGTTAAGAAGCTGGTCGACTTCGGCGTTGACCCGATGGATGCCCAGAACATCATGGGCGCTCCGGTTGAGCGGTTCATCGATCCGCGCACTGGCCGTCTGGTCGTGCGTCCGAACGTCCGCGTTGGCTCGCTGCCGAATGTGATGGCGACCCGCATCGACGGCGAGGACCGGTTCATCATCTTCAACAGCCGCAATCCACGTGCAGCACGCACAGTTGCGTCGCTTAAGAACCTCGACACCGCACAGATCGGCGGGCTGATGAACATCGTCGCGAAGGGCACCCGCTACTTCGCCGCGATCAACACCCAGTACAACCCCGCATTCGGCCTCTACAACCTGATGCGCGATATCTCTGGTGCCGCCATCAACCTGTCGAACACGCCGCTCGCCAACAAGAAGGCTGAGGTGGTCCGCAACGTGCTGTCGGCTGGATGGGGCATGTACGGAGACCTTCGCACCGAGCGCAAGGGTGGCACTGCCACCTCAGATTGGGCGAAGCTGGCCGAGGAGTTCGAGCTTGCCGGTGGCAAGACGGGCTTCCGCGACATGTTCCGCAACTCGAGCGAGCGTGCAGAGTCAATCGAGAGCGCCCTCAATCCCGGCAAGACCGCTGAGGCATGGAGCAAGACCGGCAAGCCCGTGTTCGACTGGCTGTCTGACTTCAACGAGGCTATCGAAAACTCTGTCCGCCTGTCGGCCTATAAGGCTGCTCGCGACATGGGCTTGTCGCAGGAAGAGTCGGCGTCCATCGCGAAGAACATCACCGTCAACTTCAACCGCAAGGGTGCAATGGGCACTCAGGCGGGGATGCTGTACGCGTTCTTCAACGCAAGCGTGCAGGGCTCAGCCCGTATGCTCGAGACGCTGAGCGGCCCCACTGGCAAGAAGATCATTGCTGGTGGTCTGCTGCTCGGCTTCGTGCAGGCGATGGCTCTGGCCGCAGCCGACTTTGGGGACGACGAAATCCCTGACTGGCTGAAGGACAAGAACCTTGTCATCCCGACCGGTGACGGTAAGTACCTCGCGATCCCGATGCCGCTTGGCTACCACGCGATCCCTGCCTTCTCGCGCCGCGCTGTCGAGTTCTTCATGTCGGGGAACAAGTCGGCTGTGGGCGAGGTGACCGAGCTCCTCGGTGTGTTTGCTGATGCCTTCAACCCGATTGGCAATGGAGGCACGCTGGCCGAGACCCTGTCTCCGACGCTTGGTGACCCCGTGATCCAGCTGGCGACCAACCGCGACTTCGCGGGCCGTCCGATCTACCAGCAGGACTTCAACAGTCTGGACCCCACCCCCGGCCCTGACCGGACACGTGACGGTGCCAGCTTGATCGGTGAGTACACCGCCATCGCCATTGACCGGTTCTTCGGTGGGAACGGGTATGTCCCCGGCACCTTCAGCCCGACCGGTGATCAGGTCGACTTCGTAATCGGAACCGCGACTGGTGGCGCTGGCCGTACGGTCCTGAACGCCATCTCGAGCGCGAAGGCTGGTGTCACTGGTGAAGACCTGCCGAACTACAAGATTCCGATTGTGGGCCGCATGATCGGTGACAAGAACGAAGCCGCCGCCGTTAGCACCCGCTTCTATGAGGGGCTGCGTGAGGTCAACGGCTATCAGCGGACGCTGAAGGGTATGGAAGAGGATGGTGTCGATCCGTCTGACTACCTGAGCGACAACCCTGCAGCCATGTTCGCTGAGGATGCCGCCGACTATGAGCGCACCATCACTGCCCTTAAGAAGGAGCGGAAGCAGCTGATCGAGGGCGACGCGTCAAAGGAAGACGTAGCCCTGAAATCGGAAGAGCTCCAGCAGCTGATGGCTGAGTTTAACCAGAGGCTGGCCGACTACAAGAAGTCCGGCGAGTAAGGTTGTGCTCTGAACATTGCGGAAAGGTTGGCGACAGATTAGGATGCCGCTGCCAACAGGGTTGCATAACTGCACATCAAGTTGATGTGATGCAAGTTGTTGAGCGGTAACGATTATTCGTCTCGTAGTGGGTGCCTCCAACCTTGCCAAGGTCGAGGTCACGAGTTCGAGCCTCGTTACCCGCTCCAATCAATAACTTACGCTATCTTCTACCAGTAGCGTGTCACACAAAGGGGGGTTGTCGAGAGACAGCCCCCTTTTGCTAGAGCACAACCTTATCCAGTCAGGAAGTTCGTGTTCTGGTACTCGCGCATGTGCTCGACATCGAGGTGCGCGTAAATTCCCAGCATTTTTGGACTCGACCAACCGCCCATCCTCTGGATGAATGTCGGCGGGACTTTGTCCTGAATCTTCCAGCTGGCCCATGTGTGCCGAAGCGTGTGCCACTTACACCAAGGAACCCCAGCCCGCTCACGTGCGCGCCGAAACGCGCCAGTGCCAGACCGATGTACCACCTTTCCGTCGTACGGGAAGACGAGCTCGGGGTGCTTGGTAGTCCGGCGACTGATCTTCTTGAGTACCGCGTAGACCTCATCCGACATCGGGATATGGAGGTCATTCCTCTTTCCGCGCTTCCCCTTCATGAAATGTTTGGGGATGCAGATCGAGCGGTTGCTCAGGTCACACCAGTCCCAGCGCAGTCCTCGGATGTTGGCATCGCGAAGCCCCGTTCCGAGCGCCACGATCACCTTGTCCCGAAGCTGGCCCTTGCACTCTGAGATCAGCTTTCGCGCCTCCTCCTTGGTCAGGTAGCGCCTTTCCGGCGTTTCCTCCTCGAGGAGCTCCACGTCAGCCGGTACCTTGTCGTACCACTTCCACTTCACGCCAAGCCGCAGGATGCGCCGCAAGACAACCAGATGCCGGTTGACGGTTGCTGCCTTACGACCTTCACGAAGTCGCTCGGTGATCTCCAGAACCGCATCGTCATCGATGTCTTCGAGCAGAGGGCTGTCGCCCATAGCCTTTGACAGCCTCAGGCAATAGCCCCTCTCCTGCGCCTCGTACTTCTTCCAGTCGTCGCCAGTCTGTTTGGCCCGCCGGTCGAGGTACTTCTCAATCGCCGTATTCCAATCGAACTTGTCCATAACGTCCTCCATACGGCTGGAGGCACCCACGGTCCCGATCATATCCATGTCGATCACAACCTTCTAGTTTGCTTAACTTAATCAGTCGGCCATCAGCGCGGCCCACGAAACCGGAAATAGGGGCTGAATGACATCAGCCACCTTCGTTGCCAGCACTTGAATCTCGTATTGCGCGTGAGGATCGGTGCGCTGCTTCACGAATCTGGCGAAGGCGGCAAGCGATCCAGTCCAATACCATTCGGTGTACATGGACTGCGGCAGAACCATGCGAGCCTGCTCGGGGGCCACACCCTCATTAAGCAGGCCGCTGTAGACCTTTTTGCAGGCGTCGAGTGCAAGCAGATATGCCGCTTCACAGCCTTCATGGTTAGCGGGGAACTCATCCATCGAGCCCTGCTTCTTGTTCTCTGCTCGCTTGCGGAAGATGGGGTGATAGAACTCAGGAGCGTCGTCGACATATCGACGGCTTACCTCATTCTCCGTGAAGCCGACCTTGTGCTTGAAGCACTGGGTCCGGATGAAGATCGGGGCTTTCATGTGCAGCGTGATCTGCGGGTGGGCGAACGGCGTCCAGTGACGGTGCCGCGCCAGATAGGCAATTAGCTTCGCGTCCTTCTCGGAAAGGCATGGCAGATTGCCACCTTCCGGAGAGCAGAAATATGTGTCCCATTCGCTCTTCTTTGAGAACGAGACGCGGGCGGCGTTCACGACAGTGAGATCGTCGCCCATGTGATCGATGTATGTGGCTTCCATTGCCTTAGTCTCCTCAGCAGGCTTTCTTTATCGCGTCGTCTCGGACAACGCGGTACTTGAGCGGCGCGTCTATTCCTATGCGCGCCTGATATGCAGCATGATTGCCTTCACGCTTAAACGTCCGCATCCCAAGTAGGTACACACCGACATCGTCGTTGATGATGTGGCTGTCGTTGATGGCGTCGAGTAGGACTGTTCTGGACTCGCCGCCCCTGAATGTGATGCAGATCATGGCAAAATTGTGGTGGCCCTTAGACCCAAGCTCAACGATCTCGATCTTGTGCTCGAAGGTTCCCTCGAGGTCTGGTGTGAGCTCCACGCCACCATAGATCGCCGTACCTTGATTACGAGTCAGGACCAGCATCAGGAAATACTTTCATCAGAGCAGGGAGATGTCGCAGGAACCAAATCCAGACAGCCAGCACGTACCACCCGCCAGACAGACCGCCCATGTGGATCAGCAGGCACGCAATCAGCAAAGTCATCCCTAGCTACCTCTTATAAGAGGGGAGGCCGAAGCCTCCCCATTGACGATCAGAACGGAATGTCGTCGTCGAGATCAGCGCCAGCCGAGCCACCGTTGTTGGAGGCTGGGGCGGAAGCGCCGTCCGTCTTCTTCTTCCACACGCGACCGGCAAAGAACTTGCCCTTTGCGCCTTCAACAATGCGAGCCTCTATGCCCAGTTCGACGCCGCCCTCAAGGAGCAGCTTGCCGCTGTACACCGGCACTGCGTTCTCGTCCCAACCCTTCTCGCGGTAGAACTGCTTCCGCTCAGCGATACGATCATCGCTGTCCTTGAAGAGTGAAAACGTATTCGGCTTTTGTTCGTATGCCACTTCCTTGTTCCTTTCTTATTTCAGTTCGACATTCTTGATTCGCTCGATGTGAGCGAAGTACAGACCGATGGCTTGACGAAGCACGCTGGCAACTGGCCTGTCTTCGACCAACGACCGCTCACACAGTGCGCGGTAGGTGGTGTCATCTACTGTGGTTTGGACAAGGCGGTTTTGCCCGTCCCGCTTGTTCTTCGGCATTTCCTTCATTCCTCTACACTTGAAACTACGAAACTGACGACCGGCTCCTTACGGTAGTCGTCGATGGTTTTCCCTCTCTCAGCCAAGAGACTGTCAACGTTCAGCTCTTTGTAGAGGGCCTTGTTATCAACCGCCCCCTTCTTCTCGACGCGACTGACCTTGAGTCCAGTTGTCACGAACGAGCCGTACTTTTCACCGAGCTTCTTTTTGAGCTCGTCGAACTCCTGCTTTAGCGGAGCTACTTCTTTTTCCGCCTCTTGAATGTCCCGATACAGAGTCAGCAATCGCTCTGTTTCCGAATTTTTAACGTCCGTAGTTGCCGAGGCTGTGTACAGCTTCACACTCTCCACATCGTGGACAATGGAGAGGTATTCAGAATGGAACGTCTTCAATTTGGGGAGCGCGTCAATGAACCAATCACGGTCACGCTCTACACGCTCAAGGAGGTACTTCCCCTCGTCGATGTAGCAGAAGAAATCCATCCACTCGAGGTCGCAGACCTCCATCACGTGCTGCACCTGAGCGAAGTACGACGGCTTGTCGTGGACCGAGTACGGCTCCTTCGCCCAATATGGGCACTTGATTTCAAGACCACCGTCCAAGCCGATTAGCCCGTCCGGAGATGCACCAAGCCAGTCGTGCTCGTCGTGCTTGACCAGACCGGTCTGCTCTACCTTGTTTCCCGTTACCTTCTCGTAGAAGGCAAGGGCAACAGACTCCATGCGCTCACCGTGGTTGGTGGCGGCGTTGCCCTTGAACTCGTTTTCTGCGCCCGCGAACTCTCGAACCATCGAGCGCATCACGTCCTCAGACTTCTGATACGGGTTCACGCCAAGGATCGAGCCAACACGGCTACCCGTGATGACGCCGACACGCGCCTTGAACCACTCTTCGCTCCGCTGTTCCATCAGCTAAGTTCCGCCTTCCGCTTATCCTTGAGTTCCGTGAACTTCTTCAGGAGCTCGGCGTCATTACGGTTCTTGGCGTACTTGCTCGCCTTGGTGAACGCAGCTTTCAGTTCGTCCAGTGACTTCGCGCCAGAAAGCGACGCGTCAATGTCGGCAACTGGATCAACAGCAGGTTCCGGTTGTGGAGTGGCTGCATCATCAGCAGCTGGAAGGTCTTCTCCAGCGTAGATGTAGTGACCGAGGCCGAAGAGAGCCATCGTCTTGACGAGGCAGCGCATCTTCGTGTCATTGATCGCACGCGCATTCGGCTTGGTGATGGCGTTGTTGCGGTGGTCCATGACCGGCAACCACATCGAGCGAGCAATCCCGTTGACGGAAAGAACGCAGCGCACTTCGGCAGTGCCGTCTGGGTAGTAAAAAACCTCGCTACCGCCGTCGAACTTATCGAACGAGAATTTCGAGTCAGGGAAGTTCTCCATAAGAACACCCCAAGCCCACGCCCAGCTGAGATAGCTGAACCCGTTCTTTTTCTCGACGTGGCCGTTCACGTTGATCTTGGACAGCGTGTCCCAGATTTCTTTTGCCTTCGGCTTCGTGGCCTCTTCGACCAGCTTGCTGACTGGTACGCCAGCGATTTGAGATTCCATGTGCGAACTCCTTCGTTGCAGCGCCAACATAGCGACTCCAGAACGAAGGTCAATTTCTGCAGAGACACAAATGTGATTTCTTTTTGAGCATGTGTCTTTCATGTCACACAAAGACGCACACATAAAAAGATGCGTGGAACACATCGGGCTCTCGCGTGTACAAATTCGTCGCCGCGCAGAGGGGGCTTGACGATCCCGTCATGCATTTCTATGTACGGTGAGAGACGGCTAGGGTAGCTCCCGAAAAGCCTCAGTCTGCTGGTGCGTCGCCTTTCCGCGCCGTCGTGGCCTGCCGTCACTTTTACCAGCAGACGCCAAGAAGGAAGGGCTATGTGATGACAGATTCTTGCGCCACCAATCCGCCGACAGATGGTGGCTACATCCTATTGTTCCGCAGGCTGCTGAAGAACCCGACATTCAAGTCGGACTTCGAGGCCATGACGTTTGCGTGGCTTGTGCTGCGCGCTTCGTGGCGCGACGTCACCGTCCGCTACAAAGATCGCGCCATTCATCTGCGCCGTGGGCAGCTGGCAATTTCTGTTCGAGACATCGCAACGAAGATGGATCGCAGCCGCCAATGGGCTGATAGGTTTCTGGCTCGACTCACCCAAGCGGACATGATCGAGACATCGACCGAGACAGGGGTGAACGTCGTAACTATCAGGAATTACGACCTTTATCAGCGTCGTTGGGACGGTGCCGAGACACCCGCTGGGACACGACCGGGACAGGACCGGGACACCAGCGGGACACAGAACAATGAATTGAATGAAAAGAAAGAAGGGAAAGAAAAGAAAGGCGCGTCGTTCTCTCTTCCAGACTGGGTCGACCCTGAGGTGTGGGCGGACTGGGAGCGTTACCGCAAAGAGATCAAGAAACCACTGACGGATACCGCTCGCAAGAAGGCGATGGCGGTGTTGGCTGAAGCGCGTGCCAAGGGATACCAACCGCGTGAGGTGATCGACCGTTCGATCAACGCCAACTGGCAAGGTCTGTTTGTTCCAGATCGCTCGCGCAGCACGATGACGACCGGTGAGGTCGATCAGTTTGGGATGCAGGTCAAGACGTACACCGAGGCCGAGCTCCGCGCACATAACGATTTCATGAAGGGAGTGATCTGATGGAGCTCAGGGATATTTCAGCGAAGCTCAATGACACGATGTTGGCGACGCTGCGCCACCTTCTCCCTGCTGGCGTTGTGAATGGCAGCGAGTACTGCGTTGGTGGCATAGAAGGCGAGAAGGGTCAGTCCCTTCGCATTCACATGAGCGGATCGAAGGCTGGCGTGTGGTCGGACTTCTCGACCGGCGAGTCCGGTGGCGATCTCGTCGATCTGTGGATGGCGGTACGCGGCATCACCCTGATCGAAGCGATGGATGAGGCACGTGCATGGCTCGGTGTGGAGCGCCCGAAATTCGAGGCACCGAAGCGCGAGTACAAGGCACCGGAGAAGCCGTCTGGCCTCAAGAAGGTTGCCGAGAACAACGCGGTCGTTGAGTACCTGCAGCAGCGCGGGCTGCGCGAGGACACGATGGCGGCGTTCAAGATCGCAGCCGAAGGTTCGCGTGTACTCATGCCGTTCATCGATCCGCAGGGTGAAACGCGGATGATCAAGTTCCGCGACATCAACGACAAGAAGCGGCAGGGCCCGACCAGCGCCGGTCAGATGCCGATCCTCTTCGGCTGGCAGACCATCAACGACAACGCACGCGAGGTCTGGATCACTGAGGGCGAGTTCGATGCGATGGCCGCTCATCAGATGGGCGTGTTCGCGCTGTCCGTTCCTTTCGGTGGCGGCAAAGGTGCAAAGCAGCAGTGGATCGAGAACGAGTACGACAACCTCGACCGCTTCGAGACCATCATCCTTGCGCTCGACATGGACGAGGAGGGCGAGCTCGCTGCTCGAGAGATTGCAGAGCGCCTCGGTATGCATCGCTGCCTAAGGGCGAAGCTTCCGCACAAGGACATGAACGAGTGCCTGCTGGCTGGCGCGGACATCACGGCGATCCGCAAGACAGCAACAGCGTTTGATCCAGAGGAGCTCCGCTCGGCCACCGACTATCGCGACGACATCATGCGCGAGCTCTTCGCGAATGAGGACGACACACGTGGATTTGAGCCGTGCGTATCAAAGTTCTCGGGGAAGATCAGGTTCCGCGACGCCGAGCTCATCATCCTCAACGGCATCAACGGCCACGGCAAGTCTCAGTTCGCCGGTCAGCTGTCGCTCGACGCAATGCTGCAGGGCAAGCGCGTGTGCATCGCCTCCATGGAAATGCCCGCTCGCCGCCTGCTCGGAAGGTTGACGCGCCAAGCGGCTGGTGTTCTGGACACTCCGTCACAGCAGTTCGCTAACGCCATCATCGATTGGTACGCGGGGAAGCTTTGGCTGTTCGACCTTGTCGGCACGGCGAAGACCAAGCGGATGCTCGAGGTGTTTGACTACGCCCGCAAGCGGTACGGGATCGACGTCTTCGTGATCGACAACATGTCCAAGTGCGGCATTGATGACGACGACTACACCGGACAGAAGCGGTTCATGGAGGAGCTCTGCGACTTCAAGAACACCACCGGCACCACCGTCTTCCTTGTTACGCACAGCCGCAAGGGTGAGAGCGAACTGGCTCAGACCGGCAAGATGGATGTGAAGGGTAGCGGCGCGATCACCGACCTATCTGACAGCGTCCTGACTATCTGGCGCAACAAGAAGAAGGAACAGGAGATCGAGACGTTTAAGTTTGCGAACCCCGGCGTCCCAATCCCTGATGACATGCACGACAGCCCCGACTCAGTCGTCACCTGCTCGAAGCAGCGTAATGGTGAGTGGGAAGGGAAGGTTGGCCTCTACTGGCGTCCAGCCTCTATGCAGTATGTCGGCGGGTTCAAAGATCAGCCTCGCGCCTACGTTCGTTTCAGCATAAACGATAGGCGTGTGCCCGAAGAGGAGGACGCATTCTGATGTATCGAATCATGCAAGACGGGATGGCTGTTGCCTCCTGCGACACCAAAGCAGACGCGATCCACTACGCGCTGATGTATGCCGATGATGGACCGCTCGACCTTCAGTCAAAAGAGACCGGAAGGTGGGTGACCATCATGTCGTTCGCTCAACTCAAGGAGTTCGACGGCGATGACGAATGACAATGACGACAACGTGGTCGAGTTCACGGGTGCGTTCTACGGCCACATTGAGCCCACCCGCATCCTCGAGTCCGCCAAGGACGAAGAACTCGCTGAAGTGGTGGTCATCGGTGAGAACGTCGATGGAAGCATCTATCTAGCATTCTCAACAGAGCTCGCCACTGAAGTAATCGCGCTGCTTGAGCGCGCCAAGTACCGACTGATCCGCGCCATGGAAGATGGCGACGACATGGAGGAGTGATATTTATGCCACACGATACAGAAGAAAACTTTGCTGAGCAGATAAGAGGGGTTGCCAATCTGCTTCGTAAGGCAGAAGAGAGTGTCGCTAGAACAGAGGCTGACGTGAAGCGCATCGTGGCAAAGGCGATGGTTCGTGCGGAGCTCGAGGGCAACAAGACTGCAGCGGCGCAGATGCGCTACGCGGACGAAGCCCAAGATGTCTACGACGCACGCATCGCGCACGGGATCGCGAAGGGTGAGTTGGCATTTGCGAAGGCGGAACTGAAGGCGAGAGAGATCGCCTTTGAATATTGGCGGACCAAGGCGGCGACGCTGCGGCTCGAGCGAAAGGTGTATAGCGCGTGACCACATTCGATTCTCTCGTTGAGGCGAACGTCGAACATCCAGAAGATATGGCTCCAGCAACGTTGCTCAACGCGATCTGCGGAGACGTCCACACACGGAACCGTGCCAACGGTTGGTGGAATGATCTGTCGACCGGTGAGGACATCACTCACACCCGCAACGTCGGTGAGTTGCTGTGCCTTGTGCATAGCGAGATCAGCGAGGCGATGGAGGGGCACCGCAAGGGCCTGATGGACGACAAGCTTAAGCACCGGCCCATGTTCGAGGTCGAACTGGCGGACGCCGTCATCCGCATCTTCGATATGGCTGGTGCGTTTCGCCTCGATCTCGGTGGAGCCATCGTCGAGAAGCTCCGATTCAACGATAGTCGCGCAGACCACAAGCCTGCAAATCGGCTGAAGGATGGCGGCAAGAAGTACTGAGGCATGAGCACATGGAAGTGAAGCCGCCGCCGACGCCAAGGGAAAGGCTGGAGGCGATTGCCAAGAGGGTAAGTCTAGAGAACGAGCAGCCGAGAAGGATCATCAACAGCAGATATAAGGACGGGAAGGCTGTACGGACACGGCACCAAGCGTACGTCGAGATGTTCGATGCCGGATTCAGCATCACCCAGATCGCTCGGTTTTGTAACAAGAGCTACGGGGGAGTCAGGACCGTGATCCTTCTCGAGCTTGAAGCAAGGAGGGCAAAGAAGAAATGACGCCGCGTGAGAAAAACATTCAGCTGATCAGGGATATTGCCAGTCAGCACAAGGTTACGTTCCGCGACGTGATGGGGCCGGATCGTCATCGCTACATCATCATGGCTCGGTTCAAGTGCTACCGAGCACTGAGACAGCGAGGGCTTTCGTACCCACAGATCGGCGCAATCATGAACCGCGATCATACCGCCATCATCCACGGCATCCGCGTTCTGGAGAAGCTAGAGCAATGATCAAGGTCGCCCGCCCCATCGATGAGCTCTCTCAAGAGGAGTGGCAGTTCCACGTCTATCCGTACCGGTTGACGGCGGGTCTGGTCATGACGTTCTACGGCATCGCTCGAAGGAGTCAGGCCAAGCACGCGTTCAACCCTCCGCAGCCAAAGGATCGGTGGGACTCAGCGGACGAGCGGCATTTCAATTCTGGGCTAGACCGGCCCACGCACATACCGCAAGACGTTATCGATGAGGCGCGTGCGTTGGCGCTGAAAGATGTGTTTATTGGTTGGGCCAGTGATCCAGCCAAATATCAGTGAAAGGATAGGGAATGGGTCAGTACGTGATGATCACCATGGACGGGTGCAAGTGGTGCCCCATGGCGCTCGACGCTCTGAAGGCTGCTGGACATGACGTGAAGGTGCTCAACATGAGCGAGCACGTCGAGCTCGGAATCATCCTGAGCGCCATCGGAGCAAAGACGGTTCCGCAGGTGTTGCAGGTTGTTGGTGGGTACGAGGCAACAGTGGAGCACCTCAAGTGACGGACAAGCGCCTTCTCCACAAGCTTGGCGTCAGGCTCGACGATGAGGGCGAGATCGCGTGCCAAGCCTCGGATGAGGCGCACATGGTCTGCGACTACCTGCTCGAGCAGATCGAGGCCGCTGTCCCCATGTACGAGAAGGCTCATGCGGAGGGCGACACGATAGGCATGACGATGATCGCTCTGCAGCAGGACGTTCTTATGCGTGCCGCCAAGGCGATCCACGCTGGAGCTCATTTGGATTGAGACGATGGAACTTGGAAACATGATCTTCGGCCACAGCCGTGGCGAACACCCTGTTGACCGCGACCTTCAGGATCAGTGGTACGAGTGGATGCGGAAGCTTGGCTTCGACTCGTATGGGTACCTCGAGCATCACGATGACTCGGTCTTCGAGAACGAGACATTCCGGATGCAGCCGTACTACTGGGGCGACTGCGAGTGCGGGCACGAGAAGCGCGAGAACGACTTCTATGAGACCAGCCCCAGCATGGAGCAGTGCGCCGCGTTTCATGATAGCCACGACCACGCGCCGACGTGCCGCATGGTCACGCCGAACTTCCGGTTCAAGCCGACTGGCTTCGAGCTCCAGTGGTACAAGTACCCGCTGCGCGACAGCTACTCGAGCGAACCCCTGACGAAAGAGCTCATCGACTCCATGTTCGCTGAGTGCGAACGGTCGATGCGGTGAAGGGGAGGACTCCGTCATCAGAAGAGCGGGCGTGGATGGACGATGTCGCGAAGCTCGGGTGCATCGTCTGTCGCAAGCATCTCGGGATGCACCAGCCAGAGATATCGATCCATCACATCGATGGCAGGACGAAGCCCAACGCGCACCTAAACACGATCCCCCTGTGCGCTCTGCATCATCAGCTTGGCGGGGATCAAGGGCCGTACATCGCGGTCCACCCATGGAAGAAGCGATTCGAGAATGAATACGGCACGCAAGAGGAGCTCCGTCAGGAGTGCGTGCGATTGGTAGAAAGGATGAAGGATGAGTCGGATAGTAGATAAGTTTCTCGACATAGTGGCCGAGAGTGGTCAGTCGTACATGTACGGGGATGTCAGTGCACAAAAGCCGACCAACCCAAAGGACGCAATCGGCATCAGCAAGTCCCCCCTGTCGACCGTCTCTGCTGCAGTGATGGCTGAGGTGGGCGTCGCCATGATGGAGGGTGCGCTCAAGTACGGGCGGCACAACTATCGCGGTGTCGGCGTGCGCGCTTCCGTCTATTACGACGCGACGATCCGTCACCTGTTCAGCTGGTGGGAGGGCGAAGACCTCGATCCAGACAGCGGCATGAGCCACATCACCAAGGCCATCGCCAGCCTCACCGTGCTGCGCGACGCCATGATCCAGCAGAAGGTTGAGGACGACCGTCCGCCCCGCTCGCGTGCGTTCTATGCCTCGCTCAATGCGCGTGCGAAGGAACTGATCGAGCAGTACGGGGACGTCAATCCACACCACTACACACTCAAGGACGAGGAGGACTGAGCATGTCGGTCTATCACGACATCTTCAAGGACTGGGGCAGTGTGGCCCATGAGTTTGAGATCGACCGCGCTGAGCCGGACGAGGTTCTGTTCGCGGCATACGAGTACGAGAACTACAGCGGTGACGCGCTGGTGATCTTCCGCGAGGGCGGTGAGACCAAGGCCGTCTTCGGTTCGCACTGCTCCTGCTACGGGCTCGAGGATCAGTGGAAGCCTGAGCCTATGACTGCAGAGATGCTGGGCCGGATGGTGCAGGAAGAGGAGACCTACCGCAGCGAATGGGAAGACTACTACAGCACATCCCTCCTGTACCGGCACCGCGAAGCCCTGCGTGCAGTGGCAGAGAGGATCGCCGCTTGATGGCTGGACCGTGTGCCAAGCAGGTGGTCCACGCGATCATCGTCACCAAGGATGGTGAGTCGTTTGAGGGAACGAACTTCTGCCACAAACCCCAGAGCGAATGCCCTCGCGGAGATATGCCGAGTGGCGTCGGCTACGAGCTGTGCGTGTCGGTCTGCAACCAGCCAGCACATGCCGAGGTAAATGCGATCCGTGCGGCGGGAGAGAAGGCAAGGGGCGCAACCCTCTATCTCCACGGCCATGAGCGCGTGTGCGATGACTGCCACCAAGTCTGCCAGCAAGCCGGTATCGAGATGATTGTGATGGGGGAGGCAGCTTGAAGCAGGACAAGATGGACAGCCTGATGGAGGCTGTGACCAACACCGCTGTCGGGTTCATTGTCTCGCTGATCACGTGGCACTTCGTGGCGCTCGCCATGAACATCCCCGTGACCATGAGTCAGAACCTGATCATCACCGGCATCTTCACGATTGTGTCAATCATTCGTGGCTATGTGCTTCGGCGCATCTTCAATGGTCGAACGATCTGGCAGGAGATGAAGGCTATCTACTACGCGAGAGGTTTCTGATGGGAAAAATGTCGAGGACCAAGGGCGCTGTCTATGAGCGCGAGGTCGTCAATGAGGCTAAGGCCTATGGGCTCGAGGCCCAGCGTGTGCCGCTATCTGGTGCGACCAGCTATGCGAAGGGAGACGTCGAGATCAAGCCGACATTCTCCGATGCGCCGTGGGTGTTCGAGTGCAAGCGCCGAAAGGAGCTACCAGCGTGGATGCTCGAGGCCCTTGGTGACAACGCTGGACTGATCCTTCGGGCTGATAACGAGAAGAGCGTTGCGGTGATCCCACTGAAGACGCTATTGGAGCTCATGCAGTGAGCAGAAAAGAGGCCAAGCTACGTCGTATCGACACTCTGGTTTGGGCTGAGGATGCATCGAAAGCGGGGAACCATGCCGAAAGAATGTCGTGGATCGAGCGCAATGTACCTGCGAGCCATCGCACTCTGGTACTCCATCTGCTTCCTGATTTCCTTGCGTTGGTCATGGCTGACCTGCCAAGCAAAGAGGATCGTCGAGCGTTTCTGGACGACATTCCAGATGATTGCGATCCGAACTGGACAAAGCAGCTGGTGGCTCTGAGGGTTCAACAGCTTTGGGAGGCGCGCAAGAAGCGACGCTAGAAAGTAGGCTGGGTTGATCTACGAGAACGAGAAGACGCTGAACGACGAGCGCGAAGGGATCAGTCTCGCCGCCGAGAAGTGGGGTGCGAAGCCGGTGAAGCTTCCGCGCAAGTACTCCATCGATTTTGCCATGGTTAAAGATGGCGGCGTCAAAGCTTGGGTTGAGTTCAAGAAGCGGACAAACCCGATCATGAAGTACCCGAGCTACATGGTCTCCTTGTTTAAGTACATGAACCTCGTCTCCATGGCCGAGAAGACCGGTGCCGTGGGGATGTTCGTCGTTCAGTGGACAGATTGTATCGGCTACGTCACCGTGCCGGTACAGCACGACGTGATCTTCTCTGGCCGTCAGGATCGGGGAGACTGGGAAGACATGGAGCCCATGGTCTCTATCCCCATCGACGCGTTCAAGTTGTTATAGAAAAAGGGGGCGACAGATTTCTCCGTCGCCCCCTGCCTGATCAAGCTCGAGTTGCCCCCAGTGCCGTCAGCTGCATTCTGATATCGCGTAGCTTGTTCATCATTCCCCTGCGATCAACGCGGGTGGTGCTGAAGGTCACAAAACGCGAGCTACCCCCGTATTTCAGAACCAGCTTAGGGTGCTTGCCCCCTGAGACGATCTCGTACTCGACACCGCCCCATTCGCCCAACTCTCTGCGGATCAGGCTAAGGCACCGCTCCATCACACATTCTCGAGCATGAACACCTGACACGCGTTGCGGAGCATCCGTTCATCGCAGCACCAGATGTTGTTCTGTTGACCGTAGAGGCGAACCGCGTTGGTGACCTCCGCCTCCTTCTGAGCAAGGAGCTTCTTCGCATCGTCGCGCTGCTGGATCAGTTTCGCGGCTACCTTCAGAAAATCACGCTGTTCCTTGGTCATTTCTTCTTCCCTTCCATGAGCTTCAGTTCTTCATTGATCAGACTGCCCTTGTCCCAGTCGCCACGCATGATCGCGTTCTTGTGGTAGGGCTGTCGGTACCGCTCTGCCACCCTGATGCGGGCCTTCATTAGCAGTTGATTGTCATCCACGCTTCGTTGCTCCCATCTTCTGGAGAACGTGCTCGAGCGCCTCGATAACGAAAGTCGGGTTGAGGCCATCGCCTACCACGAAAGTCTCGCGGCTGTCGCCGCACGCAAGCTCCACTGCGATTTTGTCGGTGATGGTGATGACGTAACCAACGTTCCACCCCCATAGAAATTTCTCGATTGTCCATTCCATTGGTCTTCTCCTTGTTATGGGGCAGGTGTTCCCCAGATTCGTTGGTTCGTACTATGACACCCGTTGATCCCTTCCAACGTTGACGCCGCTTACCAAAGCGCATCTGGGGCTATGACCGACGCCACCTGCGGTCGCCGGTAAGGAGATAGGGACGGGTAACTCGTTGCTTGAACGTAGCCCCGAGAGCTACGACGTCAAGCCTTTGGATTGATCGTGTGTACTTTCAGGTCTTCGTCGTACAACTGGTGACCACCGGCCACCAGACCGCTCAGAAAGATGTGGTACAGCGGGTTATCTGCGCCACGGGCAAACCGGACCATGTAGAAGCCGCACTCGGACTCGATGTTGATCGTACCGCCGAGCGTGGTGTATTTCGTGAAACTCACAGACTGAACCCTTCAAGATTAAATGCTCGACGAAGATGCCCTGCCTGACGTCGGCACTCTTCTCGACTCCACTTGCTGAACTTGATGTTGTGACCATCGGCCTCGAGGGCTTTGATCTTCTGCACCGCTGCTGACACGCACGCCTTATTCATCTCCATTGTCTCCAAGCATGTTGATCCAGATGCCGATCAGGATGACGGACCAGACCGTTATCCAGAGCAGGCAAGTGAGGTGTAACCATTCCATGTGATCCTCCTCAGTGAACGGGTGGGCCGAAGATCAGTCCATCGATGATCAAGGCCACAGCCATGTAGGCGAGGAAGACGGCAAGTCCGAGAATTGATCTCTTCATGTCAAAGCCCCCGAGCTCGAGCGAGAGCGTGCTCGGCGTGCGACAGGGTGGCGTCGTCGAAGATGCCTTCACGGTACTGGCGGGTCATACGCTGCAGGGCATCGAGCACGTCGTAAAACGCGTCAGCTATGTCTGATAGGTAGGTTTCCGCATTGGCCGTGATCGGCTCAATCAGCCCCTGCATGTCCTCATTGTCCGTGTAGTCGCAGACCACCTCCTCGGGCGAGTTGCCGTACACCAGATACATCCAGCCAACCTTCTCGCCAGCAATCGTGCGGAACACGATCTGGTCCTCGTCAGTGGTGCCGAGAGACTCCATGATCTCGTCGATGTTGGGGCTCTTGCGTACAGTCCATTCCTCGCCGTCAAAGACGCTGGCGAGCCATTCACGTGCCAGCGCATCGCTGACGATCTTGCGGACGATCACCCGCTCTCCACGATCAAAAATCATTGGTCATTCCTTCCTTGGTTCGGTGAGGGGCCGGAGCCCCTCAGAGTTTTGTGCGTGCTTCTTCCATAGCGAGGGCGGCAAAGTGGAGCTTGCGGGCGAGGCTGAGCTCCTCCCACGCCTCGTCGAGTGCCACGCTCTGGTGTGTGTAGCTTGGTGCGGCTGGCACGGTGATCTGAGGGCCTTTCACCTCGATCACCTCACATGGTGCTGGGGGAGGGGCGGAAAAAACCACCGGACCAGCGGCCCCAACCTTGTGTTGATTGAGGAAGGACATGAGGCCAGCCTTATCGACCGGAACCTCGACCTCCTTCCATGTGGTGGCGTTCTCCTTAGCGTGAGCCTTCGCGTCCGCCTGCGTGCCAGTCCAGACACCATCGGGTGACAGGTATAACCTCACGCCACTTCTCCCATCAG